GCCGCCATCGCAATCGCCGTGTTCAGCACCGGGGCGGTGAACGTGGTTACGCACTGCAGCGTTGCCTGCAGCGGGATGATCGTGTTTAGCGCCGCAGCCAGAGTCGTCTGGGCGAACGCACTCGCCGCCATCGGGATGGCAGTCGTGAGCGAGCCGCTAACCGTGGTCGTGGACTGCACCAGGGCCTGCAGCGCGGCAGACAGCGGGGCCTTCGTTTCCAGGCTACCAATCGGGCGGAAGTACCGGCCCAGGCTCCACGGGCCACGACCCGGTCGGTTGCGCGACAGCGACTCCATCGCCATCAGCGAGGTGGTCGAGTCCACAGTGTCCAGTGGCTGGTCGAGCACGCCCGGCCACGGGATCGGGTTGCTCGACGCGATGAACTCCGTCGCGACCATGAACGTGTCGGGCACCCCCGGGCTGTTCGGGTCACGGTTCGTGTCATACGCACCAAACCACAACGCGCCGTGCTGCGTGGCCGTCATCGTGACGTTGGTGGCACTGATGATCTTGACCGGGTTGTCGCCCGGTCGGCCAGCCCAGAACTCAACCGTCGAAGTCGGCGTGTTGGCCGTGCCGCGCACGACGCGCAGCATCAGGCAGGTCCAGCCATCGGGCACGAGGTACGGCACGCCCGAGGCAACGACGTTCGGGTCAGGGTAGCCCTGCGCGTAGATGTCGCCCGGGTTCGGCCATTCACCCTTGTTCGGCAGCGTGAAGCCCGGGGTGTTGTTCTGGTAGAGCTGACCGTACCGGCGCGCGTACTCACTGTCCGTCGTGGGCGTGGCAGGCGTACCGGCATCGATGGCCGGCGTGATGCGGAAGTTGCTGCTGCCAGTGTTCGGGGTCGTCGCCGGGGTGTTGAAGTCCTGGAAGCCGCCCGCGTTCTGGTAGTAGGGCACCGGAATACCAGCGAAGCCCAGGTTGGTCGTGACGATCTCGGCGTCGGTGTTGCTGCTGGAGCCACCGCCCGAAACCCACAGAAGCTTGAGCCCGCCTTCACCGCCCGCGCTGTGCGTCGGCTTGTAGCGCAGCAGAGGTTCCGGCGTGTAGACCAAGCACTGATAATACGTTTCCGTACCCGGGCCGCGACCCACGGTTGAGCTACCCGAGGTGCTATCCACACCGTCGAGGCGCAGGCGGATCAGGCCCGAGGCCGCGCCGTCGCTTGCCAGCTTCGTGAAGCGCACCGCACCCGCGCCAGAGCGCTTGATCGTGTTGTCCCACGACACGCGGCTAGCGGTGGCATCGGGCCACGTGTTGTTCGACACGGACCCAGCGGTGTTGAAGTTCTGGGCGAAGAACACGCCCGAGCCGGTCGAGCGATTCGTCCAGTCCTGGTCCAGCGTCGGGCCGGACGTGGTGAACGGCGCGGTGACCGTGGTCGCGCACTGCACGCTCGCAGCCAGGGCGATGCTCGTGGTCAGGTCGCCAGTGACCGTGGACAGGCAGTTGATGCCAGCCGTAAGCCCAGGCGCGGCTGAGTAGTTCAGCGCGCCGATCTGGCGGAAGTAGTTGCGCGAGCTATACGGGCCGCGACCCGGGCGATTGCGACGCAGGTCATCCATCACCGTAGCGATGGCCGAGCTAGTCGCGTGGCTCGCAGTCAGGTCAGCGGTGACCGTCGCGATGGCGGTCAGGTCCGCGAACAGGAACGTGAAGAGCGGAATGTCGCCCGAGCAGGTAACGACGCACGAGATGCTTGCGGCCAGCGGAATGGCCGTGTTCAGCGTCGTGACCGTCATCGTGGTCACGCCCTGCAGCGTCGCCTGCAGCGTGATCGAAGTGGACAACGCCCCGACCATCGTCGTCGCGCACTGCACGCTCGCGGCAAACTGGTTCGGGAAGATCAGCGTGCCTGACGCAGTGGTCGAGCACTGCACCGCCGCCGCGAGGCGGATCGCAGTCGTGAGTGACGGCGTCACCGTCGTCTGCGCCTGCACCGATGCAGCAGGCGTGATCTGCGTGGTCAGCGCACCAACCACAGTCGTCTGGGCCTGCACCGTAGCCGCAGGGGTAATCTGCGTGGTCAGCCCAGGCGTCAGCGTTGCCTGTGACTGCACCGCCGCAGCCATCGTGATCTGCGTCGTCAGGTCCGCCGTCGAAGTCGTCTGCACCAGCAGGTTCGCCATCCACGGCGGGGTCGGGCTGGGCACCATCGAGCCGATCTGGCGGAAGTACTTACGCGAGCTATACGGGCCACGACCAGGGCGATTGCGCGACAGGTCGTTGAGCACCGTGCTCGTGTTGATGCCACCGCTCGCAGCGGCAACTTCCTTGTAGACGACGCCGACGATGGCGAACGGGTCGGACGTAATGCTGCCAGTGGAAATCGTCTGGCTCGTGCCAGTCGAGACGATCTTGTATTCGACGCATCCAGGCTCGTGCGCGCTGGCGTCCGTCTCGGTCCAGATACTCGTGAAGCCCGAGCCAACGCCTAGGCCAGTGTTGCCCGAGCCTTCGACAGACGTTACGCCGAAGAAGATAGCGGGGCCCGCACTCGTCAGCGACGAAGTAGCTTGCGTGGTCGTCGCGCCCTGCGCATTGGTGTGCTGCTCGACACGCGACGAATCCCACCCGGAGGTGGATGCGAATTCCGAAATGCCCAGCGCGTAGTAACTGCCCGCCGCGCCGGCAACCGTGATCGTCAGCGAGCCAGCGCCCGTGACGATGGCGCTCCAAACCGCAGCCGTGACGTTGTTGCCGGTCGTTTCGTGCTTGACCTCGTCCAGCGTGAACGCGCCAATCGTGGCTGTACCCGCACTCTTCGTGCAGTCACCGACAGCAAACGTGTGCGTCGGGTCGTACTTCGAGCACCCGATAACGATCAGGCTACCCGCAGCGACGTTCGACGCGAACGCCTTTACCGCTGACGCAGCGTTGTCAGTGGTGATGCCAGTTACTTGAAGTGCGGTGATAGTCACTTAGGCGCTCCCAGCCGAGAAGGCGCTGATCGTGTGCTTCGTGAACGTATCGGACGAGCTACGCGAGAAGAACCCGATGCCAGGGCTACCGCTCGTGATCTTGCCGGTCTGCGTGTCCGTGACCTGCCAGACCTGTGTGCTGTTCTTGAACACAGTCATCACAGGGCTACCGCTCGTGGCGTCGTAGACTACCTTGAGCACGTCGTTGTGCGCAAGGGTCGGGATTGACCCCGACAGCGTGGTGAACCCACTGGTCGTGAAGTCGCCCTGCGCGCCATTCCAACGGGCGAGCAGAATCGTGCCATCGTAGATGACGTCGAATTCGTACCCCTTGGCGTTGCCCGACGCAATCGTGAAGCCGACAAGGCACTCGATCTCCAGCGAAGTGCTGGGTGGCGTGTACGCACCGTCAGGCCGGTTGCACTTGATCTGCGCGAAGTGCTTGTTAGCAGTGAACCGACCTTGGATCGTGGCGATGTTGTCACTGTAGTCCGAAGGCGAAGCCGCCGTGGCATACGCTCCGTTGGTCGGGTCACAGCGCACGTTGTTCCAGCTACCACCAGTCGCCAGACCGTTGGTCCAGATACTGCCTTCGCTGATCGGGTTTTCCGTCACGGCGAACGTGGTCGAGTACGGGTCAAAGTTGCCCCCGCCCCCAGAGGCCGCGACGACCGTATTCCGGTACATCAAAGAAGGAACGATGGACATGCCGGTCCTCCGGTTAGGGTTTGTAGAAGTAGATCGACCCGCTGGACGAGTTCAGCAGCGAGTACCCGCGCACAGTCGAGTTCGGGCTGTACGCGAAGCGCCCATAAGTACCGTTCGTCTGCGCCGCGCTCGGAGTCGCGCCCGTCGAGGGGTTCACACTGCTCCACGTCCAGGCGTTGCCGCCTTGGTACGGGCTGGTCGTTGGCGGCGTCAGGAACCAAAGCTCCTTGCCGTTGTTGCGCCACATGACGAACCGGTCGGCCACCGGGTCGTAACACATGCCAGAACTTCCATTGGTCGGGCCCGTGCCAGTCGTGGTCGGCGTGTAGTAGTCATTGGCGCTGGGATTGCGGCAATCGAAAAACTGCATGCCATCCTGCGACGAGTAGAAGGCGATGATGTGACGGTTGTAGTCCATCGCACACGACGAACCGCTCGTGTGATTGTTCGGGCTCTTGAAGATGTAGCTATTCGCGGTGTTCGACGAAACTCCGTAGCTGGCGATCAGGCTGTTACCGGCCACGTAGTTACCGAAGATCGTGTCGAGCCCGGGGTCATACCCCGCCATCCACATGGTCGTGGGCGGCGAGGCCGAGGCCTTCGACCAGGGCTGGGACGAGTTCGGGTTCGGCTGGTTGAAGTCGAGAATGTGAATCAGGTTCGAGTCGTTGGCGTCCGAGTACCGGCCACCACCGCCGACCGTGATCATTCGGTTCGAGCCAGGAATGTAGACGAGACTGCCGTAGGTATGCCGGCTCACCGGGTTGCCCGAGCCATCTTCGCTGACGTTGTTCGGTGCAGGCACCGTGCGGTCACGCGGGCGATACCACTGGGGCGTGTCGCTCTCGAATGGACCGAAGGCGTAGTACTCGTTGCCCGAGTAATCGCCGTGGCCCCCGCCCCAGATTACGAGGAACGTGCCACTCAGGAACGTGCTACCGACATAGAGGCCGGTGCTGTTGATGATGCCGCCACCCCAGGCGGTAAGGATCGAGTCCGCGCCCGACTGCATCACGCCGCTGGCCGCGAGCGTGCCACCGGGTAGCGTGCCCCATGTGCCGGATGCCTGATTCGCGTACCAGTTAGGCGTCCCCGGCGGAGGCGGGGGCGGCGAGGGAGCAGGCGGGGGCGGGGGCGGTACAGCAATGTCGCGACATTTGTATTGCAGAGATCGCGCGATGGGCATGACACGCCCTCCCCGGCAGTTGGGTTTGTTTTAGTTGAACAGGCCGATGACGCCAGCTTCCAGACGAATCGAGTTGGAGGCGTTCGCGGTGCTCCACTTCGCTTGGATGTCGATCAGTTGCGCAGCGGTCGTGTCGAACCCGTTGCCCGCCGTGCCCGGCGCGGTGTTGTACGGGGTCATTTGGCTGGTGGCACCGCCAGAGCCGACCGCCGCCGCACCGATCACCGCACCCGACAGGAAGTGCCCGACACCCGCGACGTTGCCGTTGGTGCCGCTGCCCAGCGCGCGAGCGAAGAGCATCACGTCCAGCATCCACTGCACGTTGGTTTGCGCCGTGGTGTTGAGCGTCATTGCGCCGCTGTCGAAAACGTCAATCGAACCGAAGCGGCAGGTCAGGTTCAGCGTGCCGGGCGAAGTCACCACAGTGCTGATGCGACCATACAGGCGAAGCCAGAGCGGCTTGCCGGTGCGCTCGAAATAGCCAGCCGGCAGCGTGGGCTGTGAACCCGTGACACCGGTGAACAGGCTGGCCTGCGTGGTGCTGTTCGTGACAGCCGAGCCAGCGGTCGGAATTTCCAGCCAGCTTTCCAGAAAACCCTTGGACATGGTTTAGCTCCTTTAAAGCAGTTGCGCGAAGATCAGTTGTCGATCTGGATGGTCAGCGCGGCAGCCGCGAAGCTCGGGGCCGGGTCGCCGTTGTTGACCGTCTTGCTGGTGGTCAGCGGTGCCCAGAAGAGTTCGTTGCCGCTGGTGCTGGCGTCGTAGATCGCCATGCCAGTGATCGAGCCCCAGTTGGCCGAGGGAGACGGGAAAGTGATCGCACCGTTGTTGGACGTGGTGCCGTTGTTGCCGCTGGAGGCGGACGTGCTGCCGGCGGATTGGGTGCCGGCCCAGTTGGACAGAGACGAGCTGACCGCGACCCGGGCGTAGGAACCGCCTGAGACTTCGGTGCCGCCACCAGTGTCACTCGGGTTCGCCGTGTAGAGGGCGATGTAGACGGTGGTGGGTGCGGTGAAGGTCTGGCCCCGCAGGAGCCAGTCAATCAGCTTGTTTTCGAGATAGTCGCTCATGTGCGCCATGGTGAACACCTTTCAAGGGAAATTGATGGGGTGATCGCTCTGGCGTAGAGAATCCAGAACGTGGCGCGAAATGTAGCGCAAGATGACGGTTCTGTACAGGCTACAATGACCGGCCTTTGGCTATTAGGGTTTACCCTAACGATTACCGGGGGTAATGCGGGCCCGCTACGGGGCGCGCGACCCTGGGGGCGCGGGGTGGGGTGCATGCCGAGGGCGCGAGCGCGCTGGCGGGCCGGCTAGGGCCCTGCGCGGGCCATCGGCGGGTTAGGGGTGCCCCTAACAAAAAGGGCCCCGCCAACGCTGCTCAGGTTGGCGGGGCCATCGAAACCGGCTGGAACTCGCTCTGCCTATCCCCCCAGCCGGCAAACCATCTAGGGCGTTACTTGCGGCTTGCCGCCGCAGGCTTCGTAGATTTGTCGTCGGCTTTCTTGGCAGGCTCCAAGCTCGATGCGGAGTCGCTCGGCTCGGGCAGCTTCCCCTGCAAGAAATTGTCCATCCTGTCGGTAAAGCTGGGCCCCAGTTGCGCCGGAGCAGGCAGCGGAGGCAGAGGCGGGCACTGCGGGGCGAGGGGCGCGCTCTGACAAGCGCACAAGAGCAGCGCTGAGAGCACCATTGAGAGCATCGATTTGCGCATCTTTCTTCTCACTTACGGTGTGCATGTCGCGTGCCAGTTGATCACCCTTCGCGCGGGCTTCGTCGGCGGCACGCTTGTCCGACGCCTGCCATTCGGCGCGCACGGCATTTGCGCCCCGGTCATAGGCCCAGTCATAGGCCATGTAGACCGCAACCGCGAGCACTGCAGCCACGATGGCGTAGAGGGCAATGCGTAGGGTCGGTGGGGCTAGGTCAAACAGGTCGGGCATCGAAGCCTCCTTCTTTGTTCCATTGGGCCGCGTAGTGCGTGGCGACTTCGGGCGAGTCAAAAACGCGGGCAGGGTTGGCAGGGTCAGCCCATGCCAGCCGCCCAGCCGCGTCAAGAACACACCACGCATCGCCGCACCCGATTGCTCGCCAAGGACCTTGTTTCGTTTGCTGCCAATCGACGATCACTGCAGCACCCCCAATGCGGCGCGGGCGCGAGCCCACAGCATGCGACGATCAGCCAGACCATTGGGTTCGCCGGTAAGCCGGTTGACGCCGTTGATGCGCTTGCTGATCTTGAGGAACGAGTTGTCGTCGTTGATGTCGGCCAGTTCGTTCAGGCCATGCCAGTACCAGAACGCGCCCGCCGAGGCGACGCACCAGCGGGGCTCGCAAAGCTCCTCGGGGTCGTCCTGAAAGTCGGGTACATCGGTCCAGCCCAGCTTCTCGATCTGCACGCCGATGGCGGCATGGTTGGCACGCCCGGTCACCTGGATGAAGCCGTGCCCCTTGTAGCGCACGCCGTCGCCCTGCTTCACGTTGCCGAGGTCCATGCGGCCCTCGTACTGCGAACCCGAGGCAAGCTCCTTGGTGTAGGCAAGGCACCCCGACTCGTGCGCCACCTGGGCTAGGAACGCGGCTTGTCGAATCGCCGTGTTGATCTGGCACATGGTGAACGTCTCGTCGAAGTAGTTGGCGTACCGCACTGCGTTGAGAATCGAGCAGGGCATCACGAGCCGAAGAAGTTCAGGCGTCATGTGAGTACTCCTGCCACCGTTTCTGCAGCAGGCTGATGCACTCGATGCCGGAAGCAGCCGCCATCATCATCAGGCCGAACTCGACGGCAATCGGCACTGGGATGTCGTGCTTGTCGAACAGCATCCACCAGAAGTGCAGCGACATCAACGCATACGCACACACCATCAATCGCCGGCCTGCGGTGTACGTGTGTGGCTCCTGGATGCACGTGTCTCGCAGCACCGCGAAGTTGAGCAGGCCTACCATGGTCACAACAACCACGAGAAGGGTGTCGATCAGCGCGTTCATTGCTTACCTCCATCGTTATCACTCGGCGGCGGAGGCGGAGCTTGCACCCTGCCGCCACGAATCGAAGTCCACACATCCATGAGGAACTTCATCGGGTTAGTTGCAAAGGCTTGGAACAGCACGATTACGCCGGTCAGCAAGTCGTCGGCCACGTAAGCGCACAGGCCGACAATGGCGTATTGCTTGGTGGGGCTCAGCCCACTGTCGGCAATAGCGAGGCCGACCAGCACTGAGGTGATGACTGAGGCAACTGCACCGCGCAGAAAACCTGCCAAGCCACCATGCCGGTTAGAGATCAGGCCCCGCGCAATGCCGACAGCGAGCCCAGCCACTCCGCTGGCAGCTACCGCCGCGAGAACTTTGTCCAGGTCACTATCGGGTTTATCCACGGTCACACTCCTTAGTTGAGCTTGTTAATCAAGAGCGAAACGCAAGGTCGCAGCCGAGATCGTCACGGGGTTGCCCCCGAGCAAGCTCCGCGACACGGGGGTCACACCATCCGAACCTACCAGCGGGCCCCAGAAGAGCAGGTTGCCGCTGGTCGAAGCGTCCATGATGATGATGCCGACCACAGGACTCGCCACATCGGACGGCGGGGTCGGAAAGGTAATCGTGTTGTTATTGCTGATCACGCCAGAAGTGCCACTCGACGCACTGGTCGTCGCATCGCCCTGCGTGCCGCTGATGTTCGACAGACTGGGCGTGACCGACTGCCGGGCGTAGCCCGAGTATGCAACCTCAGTGCCAGCAGACGAGTCACTGCCAATGGTCGTGACGAGACCAACATAGATCGGCGTCGGGGGCGTAAACGACTGGCCGCGCAGCAACCAATCCAGAATCTTATTCTCGAGGTAGTTCGACATGCTCATAGCGAATCTCCATTAACCAAAGAAGAACGACGGCACCCAGCCACCGCCGACCACAACGTAGCCAACGTCCTGCACGACGCCGCCTGCGACGAGGCGGATCGAAACCTTAAAGCCGTAGTTGAACAACTGGCCCGAAGCGACGGTCGGTGCCACGGTCCAACGCAAGATGCCAAGCGTACCGAGGTTGAACCACGTGTTCAACGACGGGCCGGTCAGCGCGCCAGTGAACGTGCCAACGTCGCCGGTATACCCAGGCACCAGCGCGGCCTCAACCTTCACCTCGAAGCGTGCGGCAATGTCGGAGGTGATCGGCTTCTGGAGCAACCACGCGGCCGGCACTTCCTCGATCACGTTGTTCGGGATTGGTGCTTCACCAGAGAACGGTTGTGGCAAGCCGCGCAGCCCATACATGGCCCCGTTTGGCCGAAGCTCAAAGCCCGCATACCGAGTCGCAAGCTCGGCGTCCGTAGGCCCGGCAATAGGATCGCTGCCCAGCGGATTGGTCGTTTGGTTGTAGCTGACCGTAGCGTCAAGGTTTACCGGCGCGTCGGGCAGGTTGACCTCGTAGAACGCATCGAAGTTGGGGTCGTCCGGGTCCGGCGTAAAGCCACCCCCGCCCCCACCAAGCACAGGCGTGGTGGGACCAGTGGGGTCAATGTTGCCGACGAACAGGTCTGCAGTATGCACGCGGTTGTCCTCGACCACAGCGACGATACCGATCTCTTCCATGCTCCGCGGCGTAATGCCCAGGATGCGGATGTTACGTGCGATGTTCGTGGACGGGCCGAAGCTGAACGCGGTGCGGTCGTAGTCACTACCCGTGTTGGGAAAGAAGCCATCGGTGAACGTCATCGAGGCGTGCACGTAGATGGTCATCGGCTCTGGGTGCGGGTAGGCCGGGTAAGGCCCCTGGTACTTGCCATCCTTCGTCTGGAACACGATGTAGTTCTGCCCAGCCTGGAAAGCCACAGGCTCGGACAACCGCATGGCGAACACCAGCGCGCCGCTGACCGTCACGGGCGGCTGGTTGATATCGAAGTACTCAACCTCGCCACGGTACGCCCCGAAGGCCGGCACGTCATGCGACAGCGCGCACAGGTCACCCAGAGCCGGGATGAAGCCATCCATCTCGGTCGAGAATGAAACGACCTTGCGCCGGTACAGGTTCGCCGCCAGGGTGTAGTACGCCTCACGGGCCGCGTGCGAGCGCGTGGTGATGCCCGGCATCTGCACCCGCTGAGGGTTTTGTGGCGGGGTATCGCTATTGAGCAGTAGCTTGGCGTTGCCCAGCGTGTAGTAATCCTCGGCCCACGTGTACCGGTTGAAGAACTGCACCTCGATACCATCGGGTGAGTCTTCGGTCGGGATGATGTATTCGAGGCTCAGCGAACCACGGTTGATATTCCGCGAGCTGAACAGCGTCACGGGCGTGGTCTGCTGTTCGTCGCGCACGAACGTAAACACGCCGCCTCGCATGAATCGAGTCGTGCGGGCGGTGCGGGCGATCAGGGCGAGCGCGTCCCAGGTGGTCGTGCGCTGGTCGAACACGTAGTCAAATTTGTCGCCGCGGATGTCGGCGTTCTGGGCTTCGCGCAGCAGGGCCAGCGTATCCACGCGGAAGCCCGGCACGTTGCCGCCATAGTCAACGTTGATGAGGCAGTCCAGCGCAGCCCAAGCCCAGTTGCGAGTCAGTACCGGCGCGCTCAGGCCAGTCACCGGGTTCCAGATCGGCAGCTTGCGCTCGGCCAGCACGGCGATTCGCCGCTGAGACAAGCCATTCAACTGCTCGGAAGCCTTGATCGCTACAGCGATGTACGTGGCCCGGGGGTCCAGCGGCGCGGGCTGATCCAGGTAACAACGCAGCGCAGCCCAATTGACTTTATGCGCGGCCTTGATGTCGTTGATCATCTCGGTATCCATGCGCTTCACGCGCACTTCGTACCGGCCACTCGGCACACCGTACACCCAGGTCTGGCGAATAGGCGTGAAGCTCGCCGCCGCCTGCGTCTCGGTCGAGATGATGAACCAGCCAGCGGTCGGGTTGCCGAACGTGTCCACTGGGCGGGCGTACACGCGCCACGAGATGCTTAGCGGCCCGATGCTGCCATCGTCAAACTGATAGCCGATGCCAACCGGGAAGATGATGTCGAGGCTCAACACACTCGTGGTCAGCCCGCCGCCACAGGCGGTAAACGGGCCGATCATCGTGTCCGTGTGCAATTCCTGCCCGCTGACTTCGACTGCGGTCACCACATTCGGGTTCACCAGTGCGGTCACATCGGTCGGGCTACCGATAACGACCTGCACACCCTCAAAGTGGTCGATACGCGTATCGTCGATGAACACGTTCGACATGAGGATTTGGTACTCGCCCATGCCGACGCACATGAGTGCGAAGTAGTATTGGTCGCCCGCGCTGTCGTAGATAGAATACGGCTGTGCCGCGAAGTCGGGATAGGTGATGTGGCTCCCGTAGATCACAGGGATCGGGTTGTTCAGCTTTGCCGAGTTGCCTTGGAGCGCAATGTCGTAGACGCTGCTGCCCGCCGTGCCAGTGGCCGAAGGCGTCGCGGGGTTGCGGATCGGCAGCGCAAGGTTGATGAGCGCGTTGCCAACGATGATGATGCCGATCTGCAGCAGTGCGGTCACCTGCGAGCCGGTCAGGCCAGCGGTAAAGCCGTTGAGGATCAGCTCGGGCGCGAACTCGGGTGCGAAGATCATGGCCGCTGCGATCACGACCAGTTGCAGGATCGTCCGCAGCGGGTTCGATCCGCCGGCCCCGCCGCCACCCTCGATCAGCTCGACAAAGCACACACGGTCGCCAGCAACCGGCGCGTAGTCCCAGTCTTCTTGCAGCACAGGCTCGCCGTCGAGCAGGCAAACCCGGCGCGGCGTGCGCGACTCCGCCGCCATCTGGCGGAGGGTCATGCCAAGCTCGAAACCCTCCATGCGCTTGTGGCGCGAAGTGATCTGGTCGCTGAGGAAAAGCACGGACAACTTGCCGTCCGCGTCCAAGTCTGCGAGTTGACCCCGCAGGTCGAGCAGTTCTTGAACTTCATCGTGCGGTTGCATTCTCAACCTCGGCGAGTTTCTTGTTTCGCAGGAAGCGCGTATAGCCCCATCCGTGAGCACCGAACGATTTTACTGGCTGCAAGACCACACCGCCACCCGAGCCCGCGACGGTGAACGGCTGCAGGCTGTGCAGCACCCGATCAGGGGTCACCCACAGGCCGCAATGCACCGGGAATGAGCTACGCCCGAGTAGGATGACGTCGAGTGGCCGCAGGGTCTTTACCTCGATCCAGTTATCGCGGCTTTCCTGCTCTTCGGAGAACACTTTGGCGAAGTCGCGCAGGTTCTGCCAATCGGCGGGCGCGAAGTCGGGCAGGTCAATGCCGAACCGTTCCAGATAGACAGCCTGCACAAGTCCCCAGCAACTAAAGGCGTCCGGCCCCTTGGCGCCGGGCATCCATGGCTTGCCGAGATAGCGATAGACCCAATCGTTGTCCATGGCTTACCTCGCCGTCAGGCCAGGGAATCGGGCCACCGTGTAGTTGAGGTACGGGAACCGCCTGTTCGTCAAGCTACCGAACCCGCACCGAGCCGTGACCCGAAAGTCGTCGGTCTTGATGTTATTGATTGTCATGATCAACGGCGGGCTAATGTGCGGTGCGCTCAGGTCCGTTGACAGGTAGGGCCGGTAGTACACCTGAATTGGTGCTTCCGACACGGCTGCAGCTTCCAGGTACCCGTGCAGAAACTGCACGCAGTTGTCGATGCTCAGCACAAGCTCGCCCGGCGAGCCGCCGTCGTCCTCGGTCGGCAAGGTCAACTCGAATGGGATGGCGTAGAACGTAACCGAGCCACCCGGATTTACCGGGGCGTTGAATTCGAGCGTGGCCGTCAGGTTGTTGTAGTCGTTGACGATGCGAGCGGCGGTCCGAGCCCCCGCACCATCGTAGAACGAGGGGTGGTGCAACTCCAACGTGTGGAAGATAACAACGTCCGAAGGGGCCGAAGCGTAAGCCTCGGCCAGCGCCTGCGAGTAGCTGACGCCCTTCTTGATAGGCTTGTAGACAGGCATGCGAGTTCCTTAGGGGATGTAGGTCGTGTGCCACGTTCCGCCATCGTAGTAGCGCGGTGCGCCGCCGGGAACGGCAGACGTTGAGCTGCTGTTTACGTTTGAACCCCAGTTCGTGATGATCGAGGTATTCGGCACGTAGGACGCGCCCATATTGATCGCGTTGTACTGGATCGTGACGCCGGTAAAAGTACCAGAGTAGTTGTACGCCTGGATGCCCGAGGTGTAGGCGTTGTACTCGATCAGCACGTTACCGGAAGCACCGAACACACCAGCGGGCACACCGTTCGTCTGCTTAAACACGTTGCCCGCGATATAGTTGTCATGGCCCGGGTCGCCACCGCCAGCATCACCCATAGTCATCGCCGCGGAGTTGTCCGAGTGCGAGTCACCAGTCGCCATCGTGACTTCGATGTAGTTGCCCATGAACTTACACCCACTCGATTGGTAGAAGCTCACCGAGTCACTGTGGTAGCTCGTGCCGTAGACGAGGTTGTCGCGGACGACGTTGTTGGTCGTGTTGTCGAATTCCAGGGCGGTCGATTGCGGGAACACGCCGTTGCTGAAATCGTCGAGCACGTTCTTCTGCACGAGGTTGTCGTGGCAACCCGATCCGCTACCGAGCACGCCCCGGTTGCCATGCTTGATGTTGTTGTACTCGATGGTGCAGTGATCGCCGTAAAGTTCAATGCAGGCGTTACCCCGAGACTGCTGGAAGTCGCAGTCGCGAATCTGCACACCAGTCACGCCACTGTTGATCAGGATGCACGAGCTGGTGGTGAAGCTGCCGGTCGGGAACCGCTTGCCGCTGATGACTTGGTTGTTAGTCGCAACGATCTGCGTGGTCTGGTTGGTGAAGCTCGTGACCCGGGGGCCAGGAAGCGTGCTCGTACCGACTTGCAGATTCGCGCTGATCGTGGTGCGACACTGCACCGTTGCGTTGACTGCAGGCGGGGCAGGCGGAGGCGGGGGCGGCGGAGGCGGCGGCGCACCCACCAGCGGCGGGGGCACAACACCAGCGTCCCAGGTCGTGAACCGGGTATGCGCGATCTTGAACAGATCATACGGCGGCGGGGGCACCGTCGGATCGTTCGCATAGCAGGCTCGAATCACCGACAGCAACTTACCGTCGCTGTTGATATTGGGCACCGTATGCGTGGCGATCACGCTCGTCAGGTTCTCGATTGTTAGCAGGCCATTACCAACGGTAATCGCAAGCGAATGTGTCGCGGCCGGATTCGGGATCGTGTGATCGTAGTTGACCACGTCCCAGAGGCCAGGGTTGCTGCCGTTGCGCGACCAATACGAGGTGCGGAAATCAGCAGACCCATCGGGTCGAAGCATACGAATCACCCACACCGCGATGATGTTGTTTCCGATGCTGTCGTAGACCTCGAAGCTAAACTCAACACCGACGCGAGAACCGAATGCCAGACTGATCGGGTAGGTCGAAGCTGAGTACGCCTTGTTTAGGGTCGCCGTCTGCTCCATACGCACGTACTGCTTCACAGGAATCTGCACGCGATGCGAGCCGTCCTGGAAGTCTTTAATCATTGCCGCCGGCTGCGCCGAGGGGTTGTCCGTGTAATTCGGCACGAGGAAACCCGCGCCGTCGATCTTCATGTTCGAGACGTTGTGCCCGTACGGATGGAAGCCGTAGATCGTATTCGGCGTGTGGTTCCAAATGTCCGTCGAGGTGCCGTCGAAGTAGTCCTCGTACAGCACGACCGAGGCATGCGAAGGCAGGGGCGGCGGAGGCGGGGGCGGCGCAGGCGGCGGCGCACCAGGGAAGCCACCCGCACCACCCAGACCCGTCGAGCTACCCGTAGCGCGGCGACGAATCTCCATCTTCATGGTCAGCGTCCAGCCTGACCCGCCGAGCGGGCTGGCTTGGTACGGCTCGCTGATGCGGCAGTACATCCACTGCAGACCGAGCCCAGTCGGGATCAGCGCGATAAACCAGCGACGGCCATAGCGCAGCGTCGTTTGGAACGCGCTGTAGAAAGTGATGTACTCGTCGTCGTGCAGTGTGTACGTCACCTGCACCGTGCCGCTCTTGGTGCTGGACTTTAGGCGCGCGTTGCCCCAGATGCCTTCATCTTTGGGCTCGATCTTGGCCGTGGGGTACAGGTCAAAATCGAACGAGCTTGGAACGAACCAGTCCGGCGCGACCGGCGGCGAGGAAGTCGTCCAGGTGGGCGAAGACATGCGAACCTCTTACACCGAGAACCAGGGAACATAGCCGACTGTGCCGCTGTCGTCGCACACCTTGATCCACTTGCGAACAACCAGGGTGGCCGGCGCATTGCTGGCGCTGAACGTGGCGCCGCTCGACCCGGTGAACATCATGCCCTCAAGCATGAACGTGCCCGTTTCGGTCTTCAGCTTCACCTTGTCGCCCGAGGCGCGGAGGATGCCCTTCGCGGTCATCGCACCAGCCGTGTCGCGGGCCTCGACCGTGAACGACGAGTAGCCGTTGGACGCGTACATATAGCACGTGCCGCGGACGGTACTGTTCACGGCCGTCAAGCTAAAGATGACGCCAGCGTCGGTCGTATCCGGGCTCGCGCTGATCATGTCGATGGAGTGCGGCAGGCTCGAATCGAAGCTGAACCAGCCGGGGATGATGAACGCCTTGATCTGGTTGGGCGTGACTTTCACGTTGCCGCCCGACTGCACGCCGGCCAGCAATTCCGTACCGCCCAAAGTTGCTGCAGCAGAGAAAGCGCTGATTTTGGTATCTGCCATGGTTTACTCCGTAAGAACCCTGCCGCTGCTTTCCAGCAGAATATTGTCACCACCTTCGGTCAACATAGAACCGCTGCCACCGCTGCCGCCGACTGGTGTACCCGATGGGAACACGTGGACGACGCTACCCGTCGAAGCGAGCAGGCCCGCCAGCCTCACACCGACGTTAAGGCTAGCACTCACGCCCATGGAGGCACCCATGCTCGCCGCCAGCACGGTATCGAACACCGGCGACGTGATCGCCCCACCAATGGAGAGCAGCCTAGCTGACACGCTCCACGTGTTTACCTCTGGCCCGGTTTTGTTGGCCTTGTACAGCCCGAAGAACTGGCAGTTGTGCCAAGCCAGTCCAGCTTGCTTGTCGGATACCCGCATGACGAAGCCGAGCACACCGTTGAACAGGCTGTCGTGGAAAAAGGTCTCGAAGGCGTCGTACTGCTCGTCCGTCAGCGACCAGGAAACCTCGAACAGATCGGGCGGTGCCGAGTAGCACGGACGTGACCGATCCTCACCCTGGTCGCGCGGCGTGCGCTTCTGCATCGGGGCGTGCGACTCCGCATACCCCGACTTGGTAGGCGGGGGCAGGTTGGTCGGGAAGATGATCGTGTCGGCCACGATTAACGCGCTCCATAAGCCCGGTTGAGACCGTAGCGTTGCTCGATGGTGCGGGCCACCCCGCGACCGCTGTTCACGTCGCTATTGATGATGTCGCGCACCTTCTTGTCCAGGTACACGTCCACTTGCTGTTGACCATCGGGGCCGGAGCGCGTCTGCGTCGAAACCTCGCTCGCGTCGCCGGACGAGTAGATGTTGATAATCGGCGCAGCCGACTTGCCCATGCTGACCGGGATCGAGCGCCCATCGGGCAGGGGCACAAAGGCTTCCGGCCGCGAGCCCTCGCCATACATGGCAAGCTGAGGCGTGTGCGCGATCCCACCACGGGAGTAACGCTTCAAGTCCATCGGGCCAAACCCGGTCATGATGCCGCCGTTCGCCTGCGCCCACGCACCCATGTTCGTGAAGATCTCCTGGAAGCCACTGAAGATGGCCGACGCCCCACCAGCATCTTGCGCGGAGGTGTAGAACTGGCGAAGCTGCGCGGTCAGGAAGTCGCTGATAGTCAAGCGCACCAAGCTATTCATGATATTGGTGATCATCTTACTAAAGCTCGACTGCGTGCCCGTGATGAAGTCTGTGAACTCGCCGGCGATGTTGTCAATAGCCTTCTGGAAGTTCTTCTCGAAAATCTTGCTAAGGGATGCCGACTGGTCAACGAAGTTTTCGAGCTTACCGATCTCTGCTTCCAGGAACTTGCGCTCGGGCTTGGTGAGCGTCGGGTCGGCCATCAGTTTGTAGAGTTCAGCAAGCTGGTCCGCAGCGTCTGCCGCTTTTTTCTTGAACTCATCCAGCGACTGGTCTGCCAGGAACAGTGGGTTTTGCCCAGCCTGCGCGGACACTTGCTCGGCAAGCCGCTCCATCCGCTTATTGGACTCTTCACTTACGTGGTACGTGTCCACCCTGGCCGCGGCATCGAGGGCCGCGAGAAGTGTTTGAGTTTCGTTTTCGCCGACCTTGAGCTTGCCGGAAATGACGGCGTTAACCAACTTTTCGTAATCGGTCTCAGCCTTGCCCGAAAGTGAGTCCAGCTTATCTGCAAGGTCAAGCCCCTTAGCAATTTCGGCCTGCAGGTAGTTTTCCAGTGGCGTGTCACCGGGCTCTTTCTTCACACGATCTGGCTTAGGGGGCGGCTTGGGCGGGAAATGGTTCTGGCTGAACCTGCGAGCGGTTTCGTTCGCATTAATCTCATCCAGGCCACCGGGCATCGTGCGGTTGTTCAGTTCGCTGAGCCGGTTCAGCGCAGCCTGCCGGTCCCTGATCTGGTTCTGAATACGAGATAGGCGCTCGGTAGCCGCTTGCTCCTCACGCTGGCCCAGGCTACCAGACGCGATCTGGTCGTTCAGTTTCGCCTCGACCTGCTTCAACCGGTCAAGCTCGGCGTTGATCTTCCCAATATCACCGACAATACGATCCGTCTGGCTCTCGGGTTCTTGGTCACCATAGATAAGCCGACGAATCAAGCCGGACGGCGTCATCTTGCCAAGCTCGTTGAGCATCCACTTAAAGCCATTGACGATGCGGCCGACGTTGCTGTCCCCGCGCGCTTCTGACTCGTCAGCCAGTTGGCGAAGTTCTTTACGCAGGCTACCGATGCTATCCGTGAGTGCCTTGAACGGGTCGCCACCGATGCCGCCCGTGAGCAAACGTGCGAGTTCGCCGATAGCACCGGTCGCCTCACTCTTGAGCCCTTCAAACGACTGCGCGAAGGTCTTTGGAATTTTTGCCGCTGCTTCGTTTAGCCTGTCCAGCATCGAAACGCCGTCCTTGCCACCATCTAGCATGGCCTTGATTAGCGTCTCAACATCCAACTTACCTTCGGTACCCAGCTTGCGAAGCTCGCCAAGCGTCACGCCCAGGGCCTTCGCCAGAGCGTTCATGAAGGCCGCGTTGTTCTCGGAGATGGAACGGAATTCGTCTCCAGCGAATCGGTTCGATACCAACGCCTGACCGAACTGGATAAGCGCCGCGTTCGCTTCCTGGGTACTCGACCCAGACAAACGCAACGAAGCCGCGAAGCCTTCGGTGACTTTGGTCGCTTGCGCTTGAGTCAAGCCGTAGTTCTGCCCCGCGCGAGTGACCTTTTCGTACAGCTTCGCGGTACTGTCCAACTCGCGGCCGGACTCGCGCGAGATGCGGATAATTTCGTCGGTGGCCTTCGCCACAGCAGACTCGCCGCCAAGCACCAGCTTCAGCCGGCCTTCTAGAATCGCGTAAGACTGCGCAGCCTCGATGATGGCCTTGCTGTACGACAAAATCTGGTCCGTGGCGAAGAAGCCCGCCGCGAACGCCCCCAGCTTGGTTGCGAACCCAGAGAGGCTACTGAATCCAGACTCGACGTTCTTCTGCAGCGCAGCGGTGTTTTTATCCACCTGCGACATATTCGTCGCGAGAGCCTTGATGTTGGCAGAGGCTTCCTGCGACGCGATGACGTCGATCCGAATGATCTTCTCGACAACTTGTTGTTCAGCCACGTGGCCCCCTTACGCGAGGATGTTCACCAGACGCGTCGCGCCTTTGCGACCCATCTGCACTGACACGGACGGCACCCGATCATCCTTGCTGTGTTTGCCCCACGACCGCGCAGGCGGAAAGCTCACCCAGTTATCGCTGATGAACAGGCCAGCAAAGGCCCGGTTGCCTCGCATGATGCGACGAACGATCTGCCCTGCGCCCTCGACCGTGCCGGGCCGCTGGGCACGCAAATGGCTCAGGCGGGCCGCTGCATCGGGCCCCGCACGATTCGCGAGCCTGCGCAGCGTGCGGTCCGAAAACGGGCGGAAGCGCGGCGCGTACTTGCTGCCGTACACGAAGCGCGACCGACCAGACGCAAGGTTGGTCACCTGCTTCAGTTGCAGAACCGCATTGCGGCCAATCGGGCTCCAGTACAGCTTGCGGCCATAGTTGACCAGCGGGCCGACCACACGCAGCACAGTCTTTTGGTCCAGCTTGTTCGGATCGAGCCGGCGCAGCGCACCCGGGAGTTGCCCCGCCAGCTTGCCGTTGACCCATAGGAAGAAGTTCTGCCGGGCGACGATTGCGTTTTGCGGCGGCGACTGGATTCGCGTGATGCGCTGGAGCAGGTTGTAGACCTCCTCGATAGCTGCGATGAGCAGCTTCGCATCGGTGAACCGCATGCTAACAGCACGCATGGCTTGGTCAATGCCCCGATTGCCCACGGCACGACCGTCTACGAGGATTTGCGTCGGCGGGTTGTTGATCGCAACCTGCCCGGCAAGCTCTTGCTGAGCGGTGCCACGCAAGACCTTCAACAGGTCCTGCGGCAGCACCTCCAACACGTACTTCTCTAGGGTTGTCTCGATCTGCCCGTTTTCGAGACCGTAGGCGCGGGCGCTGAGGCTTCCTTTAGCTTGGTACGTTGCCATTTGGATACCTTCGATTGTGCGTTGCTAACCACGTCCCACAGGTACTCAGGGTCATCGAATCCGAATGTTTGAGCCCAAGCCCAACAGTCAGCCAGCCTTACTATTCCACCTTCTACAATGTCCATGTAACAACGAGATGGGGCGATCAAGTGTTCTGGCAGCGTAGGCTTGTCGTCAAGGGCGGCTACCCGCTGGCCTGTGGCCTGGACCGCCTGCAGAAACTCAAGCTGATCGCCCCACTGCAGCCACCAGATCAGGCTTTTCCCAGGGCTTCGCCGTCCTCCTCGACCTGCGCGTCCTGGAAGTTCCTCATGTCCTCGCAAGCCGTGCGAAACGCTTCCCAGAAGTCGGGCAGGTCAGACATCAGCTTGATGAAGTTGTCCTTGCAGAACTGCATCACGTTGCCGTCGCGGTCACGCACGTTGTCCCACTCGATGAGCACCGCCTCGAAGTACACCTCCATCAGCAGGTGCTTCGACTTGTCGGGGTCCATCGTGCCGGCCTGGATGGCGCGGGCGTAGGGCTTTGTGAGCCGCGAGAAGACCGAGGCGAAGCGGCGATTGCTGCCACCCGCCCGGCGGACCTTGAACTTGGAAACGCCAAAGTCGAGGACCACACCCTCGGTCTCGTAGTTGACGTTGGTCCCGAATTGTTGATAAAGCGAGTTCATTGGGATTCCTTTCTAATGTAGGTTACGCCGGTTACGTTATCCGGCGCTGGTCAAGCCAGCCGTCACTACCCTGGCAGGGCCCTCTCGAATTAGGTTCCGATGACGCGCGTGCAACGCACGGTGAAGCCCCAGGTCGGCGCGTACAGGGCCTGGAAGCTGACGTTCTGGACCACGTCCTGGCCGGTGCCAGCCGCGTTCGCCCCACCCGTCTTCAGCTTGCAACGGGGGAAGAAGAACGTGTACTGGTTCGGAGTGGTGCTCGTGTCCGCAAGCGTTACGGTCACAGGCATTTCCAGTTGGTCGATCAGGTCTTGCAGCATCTCGTTCGACGCGAGGTAGCACGAGCCTTCGATGGATGCTTCAAAGCGACCGATCACCTGCTCCTTGAACCCGAGCGTGCCGATACACTCGACGCCGCGCACGTTGCTGTTGAAGTTCATCGTGAGGCTGTTGAAGCACAGCGTCATGGGAACCGCACCAACGTTGACCGAGGTCACGTGCGGGGCAGTGAATACCGGCTTTGTGCCAGGGTCCGTGTACGTCGCGCCCGAACGCGCCGACGTTGCCAGCGTCATCACGCCGCCGGACAGCGCCACGGAACTCGTGATCGGGGCATTCGGCGCGATGCGAATGGACATCGAGTCCACCGCCGTTTGGTCGAAGCGGTGGTAGAGCACGCTGCCAGTCGGAGGCGTGAACTTCTTCTCGATCTCGAACAAGCTGAGCGTCTTGCCCTGGATGAGCTCGTTCGCACCCACGGCGGTGAACGCTGAGCCGGTGCCATCGCCCTCGGTGCCAGTAGCCCACAGGTTGCGGAACACAGCCTGCAGCATGCGCTCCCAGAACGGGTGCTTCGTCAGCTCCATTTCGATGGAGCCGGTCGATTGCGCCCCGGTCAAGATCGAATCGCGAAGCTGGCCCGAGGGGTCCAGTTCGTTCGAGATCGTGGTCTGCGGCTGGAAGTTCAGCGATTCACCCGTCAGGCGGGCCAGCATGTACGCAGGCGAAGACGGGGTGGTCGGCGGGGGTCCGCCAGTTTGCTCGACTGCGCCGAGCTGAAACACGTCTGACGAGATGACGGTCATGATGTACTCCAATTAAGCGGTGCCACGCACCGTATCGAACGTGTAAGAACACGACACACTGCCAAGAAACCAGTTGCCGTTTTCCGTAGACTCGGTGTTAGGCGGGTCTGCCGCATCGAGCATCAAGAAGCCGACATCTGAACCAGTACCGTAGGGCACGCTGACGTGGATTCCGAAGAATGCGTTGCGTACCCTTTCGGCCAGATCGACCACGGGGCCATCACCGACGCCAGACTTGCCGACAGCGATGATAACCACGTTGCCGAATTCACGAAAGCACGCCCGGGTGCCCAGGCTCGTGCGGTTTTCAGTCGCATCATGGAACTCGATGGTGAGCCACAACTCGGGCAAGCCCTTTTGCTTCTCAATCGTGTTCACCGTGTCGTAGTAAGGCACGTCATCGACGCGCGCCTGCAATTCAGCGCGGAACCAATCGCGGACGGCTTTGCTGCTCATGGCGTTCAGCCCTTCACCAGGATGCGGTATCCGAACACCGTGCCCAGCAAATCAACCTGTGTGACGCTGAGCACGGCATGTTCTTCGTCGTCCCAGACAATGCGGTCGAACTTCGACGGGGCAAAGCCGGCAAGGTCCTGCGCCTTGACCAGCACTAGGAAGCGCGTCTGGTCGTAGCTTTGCTCGCCCCGGTCGAACAAGCCCATGATCTTCGGGCGCTTGCAGAACGCGCGGATATTCAGCATACGCGAGCCGTCCAGCGACTCGAAGGTCACTAGACGGCCAAACTTTTCAATCGACTCGTCCCACGCCGATTTGGCGATGGTGAGTGCGCTGGCCGGGATAACAGGGATGCGGTTCATGCGAGCACCGGACCTTCCATCTTGTACTGGTCGAGCACAAACGACCACTGCGCGAGCAGACCCGCCGGGTCGCCCTGGGTCACCGCTCCAGTCGGCACCTCGAAGGACATACTCATCGCGTCGAACATGGTCATCGACTTGAGCGCGCCGGTCGGAGCCACGCCCGAGCCCGACAGGTTGCCGCCCTGCGTGTAGATCGCGATGGAAATGTTGAGCAGTGCTTCGTGCAGGTCGTCGGGGCAGGTCTCCCAGCCGGACGTGTACTCGACATGCAACGACGAGGCCCACGGCAGGCACGCGCCCCCGTAGCCGCGAGGCCAGTTTGCGACTCCGAACACCAACGCGCCGGCCTTTTTGTCCAGGCGGTAGTCGGTGAACGGCGCACCGTCCTTCTCGAAAACCTCGACTGACACGACAGGGTGGTGTGGCAGGTAGTACCGGTGAACGTAGTCCACGTCCAACTGGTCGTACTCCTGAGGCGTCTCTTCGATGGGCCCCTTGATGTACGACTCCACAAGCCGCTGAGCCATGGTGATCGACATATCCAACTTGGCCGACGTCTCTTCGTCCAGCGTGTCGCTGTCGAGACCGAGCCCGGTGCAGACTTCGTCGATGGTGATGACCGCCATGACACTACCCCTTATTGAATGTAGCCGAGCATTGCCCACGAGTCGGACGACGTACCCTGCGCGCGCTCGGGCGGGGCCACCGTACCCAGACGGCATTGCCACGCACGATTGTGGAGGTGCAGAAAGTCACCCTTGCGGTAGTGCCGGCCTTCCTGGTGACCCACGAACAGTTCAACGCTGCGACCGTTCTCGCCGTCCTTACCATCCCTGCCGTTGCGACCGCACTTGACAGCCAGTTTCCAGCCGACGAGATCGGTCTTGGGCTCGCCGGGGTTGGCCTTTTGCGCGACCCAGATCGAGCCATCGTGCGTGACCATGTTGCCGGGGGCGTAGGCAGTCTTCTTGTCGTAGACGCCACGGTAGGCCGCGACCGGCAGCGGAATTTCCACGCTCGCTAGTTCAGTGCGATCCTCGGCGAGCGCCTTGACAGTCACCGCAGTGCCGTCCGCGTTCACGTCCATGGCGAGATCGACTGCCAGCGAAACCTGCGGGGCCATCGGGTCGGGCATCACCGGCATCTGGATATTGGAGATGGCCTTGGCAATGTCGGCAGGCGTAGCGAAGTCGTCCAGCCGGGCGCGCACCTCCGACACAGCCAGTTCGAGCGGCGCGAGGTCCACCGGCTCGACTACGACAGGCGCAGGCGGCTCAGGCAGCGAGGCGATGGCCTTGGCAATGTCCTGAGGCGTCGCAAACTGCTCAGCCGCTGCCGCCAGTTGGGCGCGCACCTCGGCAATGGCCGAATGCACGGGGGCGAGGTCTACCGGCTCCGGCAGCACGACAGGCGCAGGCGGCTCAGGCAGCGAGGCGATGGCCTTGGCAATGTCCTGAGGCGTCGCAAACTTCTCGGTCGCTGCGGCCAGCTCACCGCGCAGTTCGACAAGCTGGTTCTGCAGTGGCACGAGGTCCACCGGCTCCGGCAGCACGACCGGCGCAGGCGGCTCAGGCAGCGCAGCGATGGCCTTGGCAATGTCCTGGGGCGTCGCGAAGGTCTCGGTCACTGCGGCCAGTTGGTCGCGCACCTCGGCAATGGCCGCATGCACCGGCGCAAGGTCCACCGGCTCCGGCAGCACGACAGGCTCCGGCAATTCGGGAATAGACGCACCGACCGCCAGAATGCGCGTGTTCAGTTCAGCTTCTACTGCGAGCACATGCTCTGCCAACTGAGCGTGTTCTTTCGCCAGTGCCGCTTGGCCCTCCGACAGCGAGGTCAGGTCCACAGGCTCCGGCAACTCGGGGATCAGCGCCCGCACCTCGGCAATGGCCGCATGCACCGGGGCAAGGTCCACCGGCTCCGGCAGCACGACAGGCTCCGGGATACTGGCGACAACATCGATCAGCTTGGTACGAAACTCCTCGGTGAGGCTTTGGTACTGCGCTTCGGTCAGCTCACTCAGCGACTTGAACAGGTCGTGCAGCTTGGCAAGCTCAGCCTCCAGCGGTGCCAGATTGGCCGGCGCAGGCACCATCTGCCGCAGCGCCGTCACGCTTTCGGTCACAACGCCGATGCGGCTCGCCAGGGTTGTGAAGTTATCAGAGTGGACTACGCTGTCCGCTTCGAGTTGCCCCTTCAGCTCCGCGATCTCGATATGGGCCGCGCGCGTCGCCTCGGCCACACCTTCCGTAGCCGCGTTCGCCTCTTCGATGCGCGTGTTGAGCGTGGTCTCCAGCCCTTCGATGCTGGCCCGCGTGTGATCTAGTTGCTGCTGCAGGTACGTGCGGTCTTGCGTGGCGAGCTTAATCCACTCGTCATGCACAGCCTCGTGTTGCTCTTTGAGCTGAGCGATCTCGGCCGCAGTCGCCTCGCGCGACTTGTTGACCATGCCCTGCACAAAGGCGGGGATCGCTTTCAGCTCAGCGGCGTGCTCAGCGATTGCTTCTTGAATCGCAGTGAGCGCAACCTTTAGCAGTTGCCAATTCATTGGGGAACCCCTTCTCGAATTGCGGAAACGCCCGCGTTGGAGGAAGTATTACGAATCAGGTTCGCCAGGAAGTCGTCTGCCTCGGCGTCGATCAGGTCGTCGCCATCTTTCTTGCTGCCAGCGGGCGCGGGCGCGGCGTTGGGCTCGGGGGCCGGCGCAGCGGGCGGCTTGGCAGCGACAGGCGCGAGCGGGTTCGGAACCGGCGTGTCCACTGGCACGTACTGCATCTGCACGCGCGGGATTTCGCCACCCTTCACCGGGGGCAGACCTTCCTTGGCACGCGCTTCGTTGATCGACAGCACGCCGGCTTGAATACCCTTCTGGTACGTGTCGTAGCGAACATCCGACTCCATACGGAACAGGGCTTCCAGGTCAAAGGCGCAGTAGACGCCACGACTCAGGCCCAGGTCCTTGTCAAAACGGCGCTCGGTCGATTCCAGGTGGTACTGCAGGCAACCCTGGAAGTACGCACGCGCCATCTGTTCGCTGTTGCGGAACGTGGTCTTGCCCAGTTCGGCCAGCATGTAGAGCGGCACGCGAAACACGCGGGCAACGTCTTCGATGGTCCAGCGGAGTTGCTCGATCAGTTGTGCATCGACAGCGTTGATCGCGAGCGGCTCCCAGGTCAGGCCATCGCCCAGCACCGCAGTCTCGCCCAGCTTGCCACGCTGGCTAAACCGGTTCTGCCATTCCTCTTTCAGCCGAGTGGCAGTCTCTTTCGCGATGGTGCCCGGCGCGGTCAGGATGCCGCCCGGTCGGCAGTAGTTCGCGAAGAACTCCTCCGACTGCATCATGATGCGACCACCAGTCATCGCGCTGTAGGCAGCGGCGGTGATCGGGCTCACGCCCAGCAGGGGGTGCCACAGGCAGTTGATGCGGTCGTTGATGATGAAGCGCGCCGGGATGACGTTGTTGGGCCCCATCTGGTCTTCGGGGAACAGGTACGAGCCACCCGTCCCGTAGTTGACTTGGTAGAAAATGGCCTTGGTTTCGTTGTCGATCAGGGGCAGCACCCGGCCCACCGGCAGCAAGTGCATCTCGCGGCACACGCCGCGCTGGTCCAGCACCATGTAGATGTACGAGTTGCCCGTCATCAACTTCGCTGCCATGTGCTGTTGCATGAACTCCAGCATCGTCTGGTACGAGTTGGGGTTCTCGAACAGCAGTTGAATCGGGTGCTGCATGGAGACTTCGGGCACGCCCTTGTCCCCGGTCTTCATCACGTTTAGTGGCAGCTTCGCCACGTCCTCCGAGATGATGGTGACGCAGGCGTACACGGCGCTAAACGCCATGATCACCGGGTCGTCCTTGCCGCTGCCCGACAGGCCGCGCTGCCACGCTTGCAGGAACGGCTCGCGCACCCCGGGGATGTACGTGCTCACGCTCGACGCGACGGCGAGGCTCTTCTCCTCCTCGGCACGGAGCGATTGCTCGACCCGCCCGCGAAACGGCGCGCGGACAAAGCCCTTGAGTGCATTAATCAGGTCCATTTGCACCTCAACGGCGGCTGTGCTTACCTTGATGGTGTTGCTGCTTCGTGACGACCGCACCGACTGCCACCGCTTGCTTTTCCTGCTTCGTGGGCTCGCTACGCGGGGCTAGCGTACCCATCTGCAGAGCGATGTAGTCTTCGGCGTCTCGGTCGGTCATTTCCACGACTTCGCCACGGGCGTACCAGCGACCACCGTAGTTGAGTCGCTCGCCAAGTTGGACTGGAGTCATTGCTATTCTCCTTTATGCGAAAAAGGCGGCGAGCCTTGCAGCCCGCCGCCTGCCCTTGTGGTCGGTTGCCCGATCAGTAGGTCACAGCCGTGATGACAGCGAAGGCCGCATCGCGACGGCGCAGCCAGTGCATGAACCGCTCGGCACGAATACCGATCAGGTTGTTCTGCCAGAGGCTGGTCAGCGTGCCGGAACCGGTCGAGTCCATCGCCACAGCCGCTTCTTGCGAAGCGTCGAGCATCACCTGACCGTCATCGGCCAGCAGGGTCTCCGGCGCACACACGAGGCCAATGTAGGACTCGTTGGTGCCGACGCCCAGGTTGGTCACGATGCCGGTGGAGACGATGACCGGGATGCCACGGAACGTCGGATTCGCGTTGTCCTGCAGACCCGGGAACGCCCACACGTCTTGCGCCGTGCGAAGCGAGCTGAGGTACAGGAAGGTACGCGGCGACATCACCCAGTACAGGCCGGCGAGGTCCACGTTGGCGTTGGCAATGTGCGTCATCGCCGCCGTGGTGTCGGTCAGGATCGCCGCAACGGTGGTGCCGGATTGCGGGATGCTGCCACCAGAGGTGACGCTGTTCAGCACGGAGGCCGGCGACACGTTCGCAGATGCAGCCACCGACGGATCGATGAACTGGGCATCCGTGAATTGCGCGATGGTCGCGATCAGGTCCGATTGCACCAGGGCTTCCGCCGACGGATCGCTCAGTCGGGCAAGTTCCTGGGTGATGACCACGATACCCGCGACCTTGGTCAGCGGGATGGTCACCGAGTCGAACTGCAGCTTCGAGACCGGCTTGCCGCCAGCCTGTCCGACCCAGCCGACCGTCGCACCGGACGTCTGGCGCGGGATGCGCACGTTGAACGGCACGCGGCGGAAGCCGGCCATCTTGCCGATGATGGTGGCGGGACGCAGCAGGTCGATGAACTCGTTCGCGGCGATCTTGTAGTCCGCAATCGGCTTCGCCCAGTTGGTGTCCGTCGTGGTACCGGCAGCGACCGCAGACTTGAGGATGTTGTAGACCTCAGGCGTGCTGTCACCCCAGTTGTTCTTCGCCATCTCGGCGGCGGCGGTCAGGTTGCCCTTGGAGGCAGCGAGCGCCATCGCATAGCGGGTGAAGACGGTGCCCTTCGGCAGATTGCGCTCCACGCTGATGCGGGGATTCGCGCGCTGGCCCACGACCACGGAAGTGCCGGTGGGTTCCACGACAGGCTTGAGCGTGTCGCTGTTCGCCATCAGCTTCTCGACGCTTTCGGTCGAGGCGATCTGCTTGTCCAGCGCCTTGATCTCAGCTTCGCAGGTGTCGAACGCGGACTGCTCCGCTTCGGTGAAGACGCGGGCCTCGGCGGCAGCGCCTTCGTGGAGTGCCGCCATCTTGGCGACGGTTGCCTCGCGTGCCTTACGCAGCTTGGCGAGATGTTCAGCAAAGTTCATGAAAAGCTCCTAAGAGGTGAAAGGAAAGTCACTTGCTGCTCGTACCGCCGAGCTGAAGAATCTTCAGACGCCGTTCCCTTGCAGCCGCTTGGACAATCGCGTCCTGGCTGAAGAGTCGGTGCATCGTCCGATCTGAGGTGCCCCACGATTTCGCGAGGCTGAGTGCGTTCGGGTTCGAGGGGATCGAAACGATGCTGATTTCCAGCAGTTCCTGCCCGATGAACTCGAAACCCGAGAATTGATCTTGCTTGTCCCGGAGGATTTGCGGCTCCTGGGTGACCGCGAAGCCCACGCTGACAGCGCGGACAATCTTTTGGTCGATCAGCTTGCGGAGCGTGTCGATGAACTCGCTCGTACCGAAGTCGGCCAGCTTGATATCGCTCACAAGCTGCGTGCCCTCGACCATGGTCTTGGGGCTGTACCCGACCGGCAGCTTGCCGTCGTGGCCGAATAGAACGATGGGGTTCTTCTTGTACCGACGGAGGTCCCAGCCCGAGGCGCGAACAATGTCGCCGTGACCATCGACTGACTCATCGCTGGCGACAAAGCTCAGCATGCCGTCAGGCGACGCCTTCGTGATCTGGACTTCCTTGAAAACGGTCTGCACTTCCACGGTGTACGGCTCCAGCTATCTGGCCGGTTCGCCGGTGGCATTGCGCCGCCCGACTTCCACCGTTGCCGTGGGTGTAACTCTTACTCAGTCGGAAATTCCCGTTCTTCGCGGTCGCGTTCGCGCTCACGTTTTCCGGGTCGGTTACGGCTGTAGAGTTCCATAGATGGCGGCAATGTACCACAGCCCCCGCGCGCGAGCAAGAGGGCCAGCCATTACCACTGGTAATTTGTAACTAGGGTTTACCCTAATCTCGCCCAGGCATGTCGGGCAAGGGCACGGTCTGCCCTGCGAGGCCATGGGTGCAGTCGCCAAGGAACACGATGTTCCCGTCGATGATGTACGAGTGGCAGATACGCCGCACCTTCTGCTGAGGCCACGGGTTCTGTTCAAACTCTTTGTAGTTCTCGTAGGTAACTGGCGGCTCGTAGTTGTAGCTGTCCAGCAACAGGCTGGGCGTGAACGTTGGCTTTTCTTCGTTGCCGTTGAACGCCCAGGCTAGACGACCCTTTGTCCACACTGCATGGATTTCGCGGCACCCCGGGCACCAGAACGTATACCCGTCGTTGGAGTCGTCCGGGCTGGCGAAGCGTTTCATGATCGGCATAGGTCCTCCTACAAAAAGAACAGGCTCGATTCGGTGACCGGGGGCTTGCCCTCCTCCGGCTTCTCGTAGAAACCGCCCGTAGCCATCACAGCAGCGACCATGGGGTCGATACGGGCGCTCGACTTCGCCTTCTCGAGCTTGCGGTTCTTGGCTGGGTCGAGCGCGACGACCGCGTTAGCCGCCGCCATGTTGAGCAGAGGGTTGTCGCCGTGGGCGAGCTTTTCCTCCAGTAGCAGTGTCTCGAAAAACTCGACGCGCGGCGACATGTCACGAAAGCCCTGGCCCACCGAGTACCACTGGTCTTCGGGCAGGTCCTGCAGAAAGCCCTCGGCCGCAGCATCCATCTTGAATTGGCTGATGCGCCACCGGTCGAAGTGCAGGCCGGCAATGCGCATGCCAGTCAACTGCATCTTGAGGTACTGGCAGACCATGGCGTAGCTGATGATGCGCCCAGGCAGCGCGATCAGGTGGCCTTGCTTCACCCAGGTCTCGTACGGAACCCGGTCTTGCTTGGCCCGCTCACGCAGGCCCACGATGGGCGTGAATGCAAAGCACTTGAGGTGCATGACGCCAGTGTCGGGGTGCCGGGCCGCAAGCACCGCCGCAGTCAAGTCCCGGTTCTGCGACAGGTCGAGTCCGATATGCACGTCCACGCCGCTTGTGAACAGGTCCTCGTCCACCTCGCCGGCTGCGGTCTTCCAGACGCTGGGGGCCACGAACAGGGTCAACAGCGAAATGCGCTGGTTCAGGTACAGGTTGCGGAACGTCGGCTCGAAGGAGCTGATGCGCCTAGCCCGCTCGGCGGCTTCCTTGAACTCCTTCTCACTGCGGAACTTGCCCAGTGCGAAGTTCACGGTCTGCCACACCACCGGGTCGAAGATGTCGGAATCTTTCGCCGCTGCGTACAGCCGAAGAACCGTTTCCGGCGTCGGGTTCATCATCGCGTCGTCGATCAGCACACTCAGCAGGTCTGTATCACTTGCGGCCTGCGTGCTGATGATCAGCGATAGGGGTTCGTGCTGCGCGCCACCGGCGGTTTCCAGGGCGTCGTACAGTCCATCCACCGGGCCAATCACCTGCCCCAGTTCGTCGTGGATGGTCAAGGCCGGGGACAAGCCGTGAGCCGTGGTCGCATCCGCGCTCAGCGCCCGGTAGACCGTTCCCATCGCAAGGCCCTTGATGGTCTTGTACGAATCGGTGATCTGTACCAGATTGCCCAGGTCGTTGCGCAGCCGAAGTGACTTGGCGAGGTAGTTGAAAATCAGCGCCGCTTGGTCCCGACTGCGAGCCGCAGAGTACAACTGAGCGTTGGCCCTGGCTTCGGGTCCGATCAGGTGCCCCGCCAGAAGGGCCGCAATCAGGCCCGTTTTCCCATTCTTACGGGCAATCGACAGGATGCCCCGCCGAGTAATCAGGGCCCCGAGCGGGTCCACGTTGTCATATACAGCCTCAACGAAGTCGGTCTGCTCCGGTAGCAGCACCATCGGTTGCCCGACCAGCATGCCGTCTGGCACGAGGATGTACTTCTCGATGAACCGCTGCATGCGCGAGGCACGCAGGGAACTGACCAGCGGCTTCTGCGCCGGTAGAGCAGCTTTGCGGCGAGGCATCACTGCACCATGCGGGGCGGCAAGCCAGACGCACCGGCCAGCAGGCTATCGTCACCGTCGTCGCCGTCTTCGTTGATCTGTTTGGCGGCGCTCGTGGCGTTTTTCTTCTTTTGCTGCTGAGCCTTGTCGTTGTCAATGTCAAACCGGGAGGTCGGCTGCGCACGCAGCTTCGTGGACAGCGACATCAGCCGGGTCTCGGCGATGCTGCGCACCACGATCTTGGGGTTCACGACCATGTCCCCCTTGGCGTTCTCGATGAGGTCGCCTTCTTCCTGAATCTGCTTGTCCAGCCGGTCGATATCTGCCGCCGCTCGGCAGTACAACTTCAAAAGCGGGTGGTCGCCCTTGTTGAAGTAGTCGTGCGGCTTGGAATTTACAAGCTCACACCAGTACTTCTTATGTGCTTCGGGCAGGCCCGGCGGGAACGGGTAGACAGGCACGTCGGGATTGGCCTCGATCTCAAGCGCGGCCTTCAATTCTGTGCCTTTACGATCCCCATAGGTCCCAGCCTTCTTGGCGGGCGTTTTCTTGGCGGCGGGCATGTTAAGAGCCTTTCTCGATATGGATGGGATAGCCGTCTTCGCCAGTAATGACCCAGCGTTCGACAGGAGCAGCTTGGCGCGAGTCTAGCTTGCCAGTCTTCTGCGAGTGGTGCCTCTTGCACAGGCCGCGAAAGTTGCGCGGGTCGAGCGGGGCACCACCCTTGTTGATGGCGATTATGTGGTCCACCTCTGCCGCACGTGTCTGCAGTCGCAGCAGTGTGCAGACCTGGCACCAGGGGTTTAGGCGCAGGTACTTCCCCCGGGCGTCGCGCCACTGTCGGGAGGTGTAGAACGAATCGTGCGGCATAGGTGGGCCCGGTGTATAGCACAGGTCAGTCTCAGGTCACAAGAATTGCTGGTATGTTCACGCGCTGATCGCGATCAGGCGCGCGAGGATCAGCTATACGTCGAAAAACAGGATTGCACATTCAACTAGGGGTATGGAATTAGAGTAGAAGTGGAATAAGAGACTCTTACGTAGAAAAACAGCATTCGTTTAAAAACGTGGCCGGCGGCGGCAATTTCGGTTTTGTTAAATTTTCTTTTTTACCCGCCCCCCCGCTCTTTTCTGCAAAATATTCCGCACTCTTTTCTGCACTCTTTACAGCGAATCGAGTGCGAGTGCATCGCGTGCGATAGGTCGGGTGCGTGCCCCTCGTGTGCGAGTGTGTCGTGTGCGATAGGTGCGGCACTGCACCACACACCAGGGCGGGGGCACCAGGGCGAAGGGCGGGCCCGAGTGCTCGGCTCGTAAGCACGAAACAGCGCAGCATTACAAGCCCTGTAACCTAGGGGTACAGTGTGGCACGGTATATGCAAAGGCAAGTACCGGTCCACGTTAGTACACACTTCGTAAACGGGGCAGTGCCGGCGGGCACCCTTGCGAAACGGGCGCAGGCAACGCGAACGGGCATGCGCCAAGGGTGTATGCACACATGCGCCGATGCGCGCCAGGGCGGGCCCGCTAGGGGCCTTTGCGGGCATGGCCGAAAATGGCTAATCGTTGTGCGGCACAGCATGTGTAACCGATCCCCCTTAAATGCGGGGGGTGGTGCAACACAGGGTTTGTAATGCCCTGCCCTGTCGCCTAGGGTATGCGTGGGGGCGCCCATTGGGCCCCCTGGGCAGGGGCCCTAAGCCCCACCCCCTCGCAGCTTTAACAACCTAGTGCCACGCAACCATAGGGGGTTCGCATGGGCCCGCCATTCGCGCACCTAGCACGAAGGCAGGCACACCATGGCAACCACCAAGCAAACCACGAAGCAAACGAACCAAGCGCGCGCCGCACTGGCGCAGCGCGCATCGAAGGCGAAGGCGAAGGCTGCGAAGCCTGCGCCCGTCGAAGTCGAGGCCGACGAAAGCGAAGTCGAGGCCGACGAAGGCAACGAAGGCGGGTCGCAATGGGCCCGCGAACGCGAGCGCATCGCCGATGGCAAGGGCAGTGGGCAGCGGTTTACCGCACTCGCCGCCGCGATGCTCGAAGCGCAGCAAGCCGGCAAGTCGCATGCGACCTTTGCCGACATTGCGCAACGCACGGCAGCGCACACGCGCAACGGCAAGGCCCTTACCCGCACCAGCGTTGCAAGCTGGCGCACATTGCTGCAGCGCGCGAAGCAAACGCCCCTTGGGCCCGACCTTGCGAATGTGCGTATCGACGAAACCGGCTTTTCGTTCGCGAAGGCCGAGTAAGCAAACCCCGCTGCGAAGGCCCCTAACGGGCCCGTAGCGGGCCCCGTAGTACCCGAGCAGTACCCCAGGGCCCCACAGGGCCCGCAACGCCCCAAAACCCGCGCGAATCGATGCGGGCCCATGCGAACCCCTAGTGCGTGGCACACACCCCATACGAAAGGCAAACCATGCGCAACCTACGAACCCTCGCAACCGCGCTCGCACTTGTGCTCGCCGCACTCGCGCCCGCGCTACTCGGCGCAATGCTCGCACCCGACACAACGGGCGCACACGCATTCGCGCTACTGCTACTGCAACCCCCGCACTAGCGAGGCACACCATGGGCACCCACCTTGCAAACTTCGTTGCGTGGCAGTGCTATCGGGCCTTTACCTTCGCCCGAATCGAGCACGCTGCGTACTGCCCCATTAACCCGCTGCAGCGGCTCGCGCGCTGGCAGCGCCACTAAGCCCCCAAGGCCCGCGCAACGCGGGCCGCTACGGGCCCACCAGGGCCCACGAAAGGCACACCATGCGCACCCCGTACACACCCTGTGCAGCCGACCCCATGCCCTGCCGACTCGGCGCGCTGCGCACCCCGCCAGCGCGGCCCACTGCCAAGCAAGTCGAAGCGCACGCGAATTTGCAATTCGAGTTAGCCGACTGGCAATACACCCCGTATACGCTGGCACGCTTCGACAGCTTCGACTGGCGCGGCGAACTCGAAAGCGAAATCGGCGCCGACGACTGGCCCGCACCCGAAGCGCCACACCAGGGCCGCACACCCCCGCGCTTCGACAACGCCGACGAAAGCTTCGCGACATGGGCTGGCATCGATGCCAGCCACGACGAGTAAAGCCCCCACGCACCCCCTTACGCCCCGACAGGCATACCCTGTCGGGGCGTTTTGCTTTGTGCTGCAAGTTTTGCCGGTAGAGTTTCGTGCAGAAATCGGTGCAGTAAAGAATTCTTTGCAGAAAATCTTGCAGAAATTGTAGATTTTGCAGAAAATCTTGCAGAAATTTTTTCTGCAAAGAATTCTTGAAAAAATCTCTGTAAAAATTTCTTGCATGAGTTCTGCTGGGTACCGGGAATTCTGCAATCCTCTTAAGAGATTTTCAGAAACTTTTCGTCAGAGATCCCGGCAGACCCTATAGGGCCGACTTTGCGAAACTCTATTTCGCTAAAGGCCAAACCCTGCAGAAATGGCGCTCGCCCTGGGCGCTTCGCAGGGCCCGATTTGTAACAATCGACCGATTTAAACGCCCTAGGCGCGATTTAAACGGGGTGGGGTGCCACTACCCCCTTAGCCATGCCCGAAAAACGCCCATGGGGCCCGATTTAGGGCCTTGGCGCGGCATCGGCCTATGTGCCCGACCCCCTACCCCGCAAATAGGGCCCAAAACGGCCCTAGGCATGAGGGTTCGCCCGCAGGCATGAAAAAACCCCTGGTGGCCGAGGCCAGCCAGGGGCAAACTCACACGAAAGGTGCCGACACTCCTGCAGCGGTCGGCGGGCTGCAAACTTCCCTATCGGCTGTGTAGAGCCCTATCGCCATTCTGGGGCCCTATCGGCTTCCCATTCTCTTTTCGAGGGCCCCATTCCTCGACAAGGTCCCCGCCAAGCACGTAGGGCTTGAGGCCAGACTGCCAAGGCCATGCGACGTAGCTGAAACTGCGTTTGGTGTTGAGCACCCAACCATGCACCCGCCAGATGGGACAGGTGACGCAGCGCACGGCACCGCGTGCCACATGAAAGCCACCGAGTGTGAAGTAGCTGAAATTTCGCAGCACCTTAAACTCCGCCTCGCCGAACTTCAGCGGCTTGCGATTCACCCACAGCCACGCGACACCTTCGTACTCCCATTCGCGGTCGATGAGTATGCGGCCCTGTTCGCACAGAACGTTGAACTTGTCGAGCGCCTCGCCATGCTCTTGCTCAAGGCGGTGGTGGTACTCGACGTCCTTGTTCAGGCGGGCCACCACACGCTGCATCGCCCGCAACTCAGGCTTGGTGATGTAGACGAAGTAGTGGGCCGAGCCTTTGTCTGTATTCAAGCAGCGGTCGAACATTTCACGCAGCGGCTTCCCGATCTCGAGCTTGCTCATGGTGGTTGCTCCTTACTTGCCGTAGGACACACGAAGCCACACATCCCCGTGGATTTCGGGGTCGGCCTTAAAGACGACGGTGCTGAAACCTGCGCGCTTGAGGTCACCCGGCATATTGCGGTCACCCCAACGCCGGGCCTGCGCTACCGTCATGCGCACAGGCAGGCAACCCGCCACGCCGACACGCACCTCATATTGCGGTTCTTGTTTCATGGCGGTTGCTCCTACTTGCGAAGTTGGCGCACATTCAGCGCCAGTTGCACACGCACGTCCTGCGCAGCGCGCAGACAACTCGGGCAGGTTCGCTCCTCGGGGAAAAGCAGGCCGAGCACCTTGCGATTCCACGTAATGCGCTTGCAGCTTGGGCAGGCCAAGACAACATCGGGCAGGTTGAGCATGGCGAGCACGGGCCGGTCGAGGTCTGCCTCACTGCACTGCGGCAATTCCTTGCCCAGGTTGCACACCATGCCGCCCGCAGGCATGTTGAGGTCCGTATCGAGCAGCACCTTCACGAAATCGTGCCGGTAGAACTTCGGGTGCCACTGAATGTGGACTTTGGCCCCGGCGACTTCATATGCCGCACGCAGCCAGAAGTCCCCGCCCGGCTGGTCGCGCTCGAACAGTTCGAGTGCATTCATGGCGTTACTCCTCGCCGGTAACGATAACGCGCATCTCGTAGCTGACTTGCGAAAGCGCAGCCGCGAGTTCACGGGTTTGGTAGCTCTCCATGCCGTTCGACATGAACCCGCCGTCAATGAACACTTCGTACTCCTCGTACATCGTCTCGATGCGCTGCCCCGTAATGCTCTTTCGCACGTCGAGCACTGAATGCTTGGCGACGCAAACCACGCACTCCTGCAAGTCTGGGTTCATGACAACCGCACGAACGATGACTTCCCGCTTTGGCAGCGCAGCGCCGAACTTCACATCGCAGCGGGCCTTCACCTCGTCGGCGATGCCCTGCGCTATGCCGTCGTCGAAAGCGGCCCAACACTCATCGGCGTCGTCGCGGCTGTTGAACTCGTGTGCCGTGAACTCGAATGGCGTGAAGCTGCGGTCGCACTCTTCGCTGGCATTCGCGCTGTCAATTACGAATTCTTCGACGGCTTCCCTGTCACGCAGATCGTAGGCACTCCCATCGGCGTAGCTGGTGACACATTCGCCGATGACGGGGATGTCCTGCCCCGACGCCATGTTGCGACCGCGCGTGTACCCGCGCAGCCGGCACTCTTCGTAGTAGGCCTGCTGTTCAGCAGTGGGCCCACACGGCACCGTCCCCCACCCCCCGCTCTCGTCGCTGTTCTCGTACGTCCCGTCGTCTGCCAACTCGTCTTCGAAGCGCACGGTCACCTTGTCGTCGAAAATCAGGCCGAACGTCTCAGCGAGTTGCTTGCGAATGCTTTCAAGGTGGTCGCGGTCTTGGTACTCGAATTCCTCGAAATCAACCGTCGCGCTCAGGGCGTTAATGCCAGTCGTGGGGTCGCCCCGGCCATTGATGTAAACCTTCATGGTGTAACTCCTTCGTGTGGTTGTGGGTTGAGCTCAGCAGCTACCATCGTCGTACTGAGTCGGGTCGATCTGGCACCGCGCGAACTGCGTGGCAAAACTGTCGTGCTCTTCGGGCTTTAAGCTCTCGTGCCACTTCACGAGGTCCTCGCCGTACACCACGACGTACAGCACGTCGCCGTACCCGGTGAGGTTGCCGTTCTCGGCGAACTTCGCAATCTCGCAGTCACCCGCGAGCGTCGGCGCATCGGTGGGTGCATGCGCGCTTTCGCTACTCAGCAGCCCGTGCCAGTCGGCGGCGAGCTTCTGGGCCGCAGCCATCGCAGCTTCTGCCGTGTCGAAGTCTTGTTCGTAGGTAACGCCAGTGTCGCCACTCTGCACGTGCCACTTGTCGAGCCGCAGCACTTTCGCGCTGGCCGGGTCGTAGAACCAGCCGTTCTGGCGCACCCGCCAGAATTCGTGCGCAACTTGCTCCTTCGTGAGTTCAAGCTCGGGGCTGTGCTCGAAACCCTTCTGGTCGATAAGCGCCGCGACCGCGTTGCGCAAGTCTTCGAGCGAGTCGGGTGACTTGCAGAACGGCAACAGGTCCTCGACATACCGTGGGGCCATTTCTTCGAGGTAGTACCGCAACCCCCGCATGTCATACATGAGGTTGGGCTTCACCTTGCCCGAATCGATATCCGCTTGCAGCTTCGTGCGGGCAGCGCGAATGCTCTCGATTTCGTTTGCGTTCATGGCAATACTCCTTCGTGTGGTTGGGGGGGCCGAAGCCCCCGAGGTTGTTCTTACGGCTTGGCAATCGTGCAATCGACGCGCGAACCCGGCTCGCCGGCGTAGTAGAGCACGGGCAGGTAATCGCCAATGACGAAGATCGCCGTGTGGTCGATGTAGCTGCCGGTCGTGTGCAGAAAGTAGACCGCCCGCCCAGTCTCGTCGCGGCACTGCTCGGCGATGCCACTTACCGGGTTGTCGAAGAAGCCAGACTCGCACTTGTCGCGGACAACCGTAAACTCCCACTCATTGTCGAATTCCCCTTCGTATGGGGTCTTGTACATACATGCCTGCGGGTCGTCGTGCCGCACGTAGTACGCCACTGGGGCTTCATCGAGTTGCATGGCGAGCGCCTCGATGGTTTCGGTTCTGTAGTAGTCGAGTTCTGGCAGCAACTTCTCGGGCTCGTCGATGGCGCGTTGCTTGTCGCGCTCGAATGCCTCGACAGACTCATAGTCGGCAGCATCGAGCCCGACCATGAGGTCCTGCGCCAACTGGCTGAGCGCGAACTTCGTATGTGACTTCATGTTCTACCTTTCGTGTGGTTAAGGGTTAGCGCGGTATGAAGCTGAACGCTTGGCAGATTGCGTAGTTAGAATTCGGGTCGTGAATTCGGGTACACGGGACAACCGTGCCGTCGTTGAGCGTGACCTCGATGGCGTCGTACTTGACTGGCATACCAGCCATGTCGTAACCATCGAACACGCCGATGACTTCCATTTTGCCGAGTGGTGTGTCGGGCGCATCGAAACACGCGACAGTGCCACCCTCGCACTCGAAAGTGAGCGTTGGCAACAGACGTGCCTTCGGGAACGGTGTTTTGAACATGACTTCTACCTTTCGTGTGGTTTGCGCCCCCACGCGACCATGCGCAGGGGCACCCGTAATGTGAATTACAAGGCTTCGTTCCCCAGGGCTTGCCGACGAACGGCGAAGTCCCGCAGCGCCTGGGCGTTGCGCAGCAGCCACTCGATGAAGTCTGGGCTCTCGACCAGCAGCAACGCGAAGTCGATGTCTACGATTGGCACGACGTCACCTTCGCCGCCCGGGTGGGCCATCGATAGCCAAATGTTCTCGCTTTGGTCTTGCCAGCACTGCACCGGGACGTCATCGATTTCGGTTTCGAGGTTCAGGTTTGGTGTGCGCTCCCCCGTAGCCGCGTTCACGCGCTCGCCAGTGTCGTCGTCGATCCAGAAGTTGTCGGGGTCGAACGGGTCAGGCGAGCCAGACCAAGTTTGCTCTGCGTTCACGTTCACTCTCCTTCGTGTGGTTGGGTCTGCTCGTACAGCTTGGCGAAGTAGTCTGCGACGGGGTCTGGCACGAGCAGGCCGATTACGAACCCGAGCAGCACGACGATGGCTTTCATGCACGACTCCTCTTGTGGGCGGTTTTCTTGGCCGGCGTCGGCGTGTGCAGTTGGGCACGCACAACCTCAGGCGAGCACACGAAACCCTTGCCGTCGTACCGCCGCCGAATCTTTACCGAATTCTTCGACCGGCCAGGGGCCACACCGACGACCTCATACACCTTGTCGTGCAGCACGATTTCTGCGCCGTACCACTCTGGTTCGAGCCCGATGGCCGGCGCCCACCTCTCGAAGTCGTCGCGGGCCTGCGTCGCCAGCGCGCCAGGGTCGGCCACCTTGACCTGCAACTTGAACGTGGCCTGGAGGTCATCGAACGTCGCACCCCCGCACGAAATGGTCACCTTGTGCTTGGCCCCAACTGCGGCCAGGGCAGCGTCGATATCTGTACGAAGCTGGCGAAGAACATCGCGGTCGATTCGGTTGGTGGTCATGGTGGTAACTCCGGTTGTCAGGTCGAGTCGGTAGGTGGTGGTCGGGCGCTGCGCGTTGTTGGCCTTGCTCTTGCAGCAGGGGCCAATGTCTCGCCCGTAGGGGTGCGCGTCGCTAGGCTCTTCGTACAGCAAGTCCTGTATGCGCACCCAGCCTCTGCAAATGTGGCAGTGCTGCCACTGCACGCCGTTCTCGTCGATTACGCCGCTCATGGTGGTTGCTCCTTAGTCGTCGTTGTCTACCCATCGGGCGACCGGGCCAAGCTCTTGGCAAAGCTTCATATTCACTCTCCTTCGACAGGGCCAAGGTCGATGCCGAGCAACGACTTGTGCAGCGGGTCGCTCTTAAACTCCTCGACCGAAGCAAACGGGCCGATGTAGTCGTTCTGCACGTCCCATTCGCCACCGCCCATGTAGCAAAAGTCCACGGCGACGAACTCCCCTGGTTTCTCTTCGTCGGCGAACAAGATGCCAAACCAGTCTTTGGCCTTGCGCACTGCGAGCGCCTTATCGAGCGTAAAGTCCTCGCGAAAGCCGTAACCCTCGAACGCATCGCGCACGCCAGCCGGTATGTTCAGCTTTGCCATGTTCACTCTCCTTTGCAGCACTCAACCTGCGCCAAACTCAACGGGTACACCTCTGTTTCTGTACACACCCAATTTGGCGAACAGGTTTCATGCACAAGCCGGCGAGCATAGCCCTGCCGGCGCCAGTGGTTCAGGCTCTCGACAGCCTGCGCTTTGTCTGCCCAAGTGCTAAGTCGAATCATCTTTTGCCACGACGGCATACACGTAAACGGTTTTCATGCTTGGCCTCGCTTCGCCTTGAGTTGGGGGGCATCGGGCATCGCGCCCGGGGTGGGGCTATGCCGCTCGAAACGCCACGCGGGGCCCGCTTGCGGGGCGTAGGTGGGGGGCAGGGGTGCCCCGCGCGCTTTGCGGGCCTTGGCAGGGCGCGCAGGGGCCTTGGCAGGGGCAGGGCGGGGGGTGTACCCCTCGCCCCCTGCGCCACGCAATACGCGCGACGCACGCGAGCGCGGCGCGCACCCTTCGAGGGCCGCAAGGTTCAGCGGGCCGGTGGGGGGTTGCACCTCGCGCTTCTGCACTTCGACCAATTCGCCTTCGACTTCTTCGACGGCCAAAGTCACGATGGTCGTGCTGGTGTGGTTGTACACAACGCAGGGCCCGCTCTGCTGTTGGGCCTTGCGCCACGACGGGGCAATTTTTCTGTTGCTCATTGGTCGGTACTCCTTACAGGCACTGCAGCAGGTTGCGGTAAAACTCAGCGAACAAAACCGAGGTCTTCGGCTTCGGGCCTTCGCATGCGAACACTTGCGCGTAGTCGTCGGCAGGCATCGCGACGAGTTCTGCTTCGATGGCGTCGAGTTCTCGCCCGGTAAAGCCGACCGTTACGCGCTCGAATGCGCCTTGCGCTTCGTTGCGGTCGTAATCGCACTCCACCAGCGTGTCGCCGCACAGTTGCAAAATCTTGGCGTACTTCATGTTCATGGCGATGCTCCTTAGCGGCTAAAGTTCACGACGGCGACCATTTGTGCGCGCCCCTCGGGCGTGCGCCACATGGCAACGATGGCGGCGTAGTCCTCTTGGCTCAGGCCCTGGTAGCACGCGCCCGACCACGCGGGGTCCATGCGGTCAGCATCGATGCAAAGCTCTGCGATGCCTTCTTGGTCGGGCTCGGCGAGGCCGAGTGCTTCGAGGCCTTCGTACAGGTCTGGCGCAATGGCGCAGTACACGTGGTATGCCGCCTCGTACCACTTCTCGAGCAAGGTCTGTGGCCTTTCGAGCCGAACCGGCTTCTTGGCAGGCAGCTTTCGCTTGGCGATGCTCATGGTCAGGCTCCTTGCTCTTCGACGATGCGTGCGGCACCCGGGCCGTACACGTCTACGTTGCGGTCGTCCTCTGCCAGTCTGGCGTCGAGGTATGCCTGGGCTTGCGCACGGGTGTCGAAACGCCGAGCGCCGAAGCGGGGGGTCCGCCACACGCGCCGCGTGCCCGCAGCGTTGGCGTTGCGAAACTGAATTACGAACTTCATGGTCAGGCCCCTTCGCGCTTGGTGTAGGTGCCGACTGCACTCGTGGGTTCTTCGGCGGTGGCGGCAGCGGGTGCCTCAGCCGGCAAGTCGATACGCACGAACCCCGCGCGCAGCATGTCGTGCCACATGCGGCGCGCATCGGCGACAGCGAACACGCCGTTGGGTTCATCCTCACACCGCCAGTTGGTCGCGCGAATGCGCACCCATTCGGGGTGGCCCTTCACGTGCTCGAAGGTGGCCGACACTGCCCACCACTCGCTCTGGTATTCGAGCCGCCAAGCGGGCCCGTCGTCGAGTTGCACTTCTGGCGAGTACAAGTTCACCGCCTCGCGCATCGTGTGCGCGTACTGCCGCACTAGCGCGCTGGCCTTTTGGTGGCCTTCTGTTCTCATGTTTGCCTGCCTTTCGTGTGTGCCGTGCGCACCGTGCGCGCGACACTCGAAGGGTACAACGGTTGTAATGTGACTAGCAACGCCCATGGGCGCGTGTCGATTACCAGTGGTAATTCCCGAACGCGGGTGGTAGCGTGGCCCGTGGCCCAGTGGGCTGTGCTCCGCCGTGGGCAAATTCAATTGCTCATGCGGCAGCAGCCCGGTGGGGCAGAGTAGGTGTAGGAAGTCAGGCTGCGAGAAGTCCGCCGGGAGGCTGGAGTTCTTGGCAGAGGGGCCGGCTCGCGCGTATGCGAGCGGGCAGGAGGATGCGTAAAATCCGGCCTCGGCGAAAAGCCTAGGAATGTCTTAAGAGATTTTCTGCGGCTTTGGGGCTTGGGAGCCACCGGCCTCAGTAGGCCTTTGGCGGGTTGGACGTAGAACGAGCACTCTCAACACACGTTCGACGCCAACCCCGCTACTCAGCTCGTCAGGTACTGCGCTTCACAACGCAGGGTCCGCCAGTCGTTGCTTGGACGCTTCGTGGACCAACGACTCGGGACGAACCTTGTGGAGCTACCTATCACCGCTGCTGTGGACTGCCGGGGGCAACCACGCAAACCCCAAATCCACTTGCGGTGACCGGCATGCAGGCTCCACTTACCTGACGCACCCCGCCGTTGAACCCACCGGGGCTTGTCACCACAACGACCGGTCAGTCGATGCGATGGGCCGAACTGTGCCACAACCCGCCGGGCTTTGCAAGACGTACCCGGCCCGCCCCGCAAACGGCCCGCCGGGGCCCTATCGCCATCCTATGCCCTATCGCCATCTTGAGAACCATTTCGATCCGCCCCGCCATTCCCCCGACCAGATGTATTGAATTGGTTAGTGTGGGCAAAACCGGGGTGTTGAGTGGGTAGGGGTAGTGGGTATGGGGATGGGGGGCCCTTTAGGGGCCCTCCCATACCCACATACCCCTACCCACCTACAACACTACATCCCGGCGCGGAGAAATATGGAGCTTATGATTCGAGGGGTGGCGCATACCGGAACCGATTCGCCTTACCCCCTTCGTGCTTGAATCGTTCAATACGCAATTTGCCTTCGTCCACTGCCTGTTGCAAATGGACGCGCAAACCCATGGCGTTCGTGAGCCCAGCGTTCAAGATATCGGGGTGGTTTTGGATCGAACCCAGCACTCCACTTGCACTCGCAATGGTCCAGTGCCCCTGTGCGTATTTTTCCAGCACCGTGCGGACCACCAGCGACTGCTGAAATTCCTGTTGCCCGGTGCCAGTCGGTGCCGCGCCGATCTCGTCACCCATCGCCAAAATGCCTGCATTAACATTCCACAACCAGCGCCCGCCATGCGACGTTGCACCGTAGTTATTCTTCTCCACAATAAGTTCCGTATTGCCGCGTTCGTCGCGCTTTAGACTCCATCGAGCCCGAGCCGAATTGTGCCATTGAGTAGAACCGCTATACCCATCCCCCGCCTTGCTATCGTGACCCAGCAAAAGCACGGCAAGGTCGTGCTCAATCGCAAGTGCCGCCAGTCCCGAAACGAACTCGTCCACCATCGCCCGGGCGTTCTCGTTCGCCATGTAAAACTTGGACAGGTTGTCGAGGCATACGTAGGAGTAATTGCCCTCCTCGATGATCTCCTTCAAGCGGTCGAACTGCACGGTAAATTCGCCGTCTCGAAAGTCCTCGCCGATGTAGAGCGCCTTTCTCGTAATGTGGGCCAGTCCCTTCACGTCGAGCCACTTGCGCAGCCGCTTGATCGAGATTCCATAGTGCTGGCATATTCCCCAAAGTCGATGCGAAACTTCGTTCAGCTCGTCTTCGGCACCGATGTAGAGCACACGCCCCCTAGTAACCGGCGCTCCAAACCAGTCGAGCCCCATCGCCACCCGGGCGCAAAACGTCAGCGTGGAGTACGTTTTACCCGCACCGCCATTGGACGAAAACAGCACCACGGTCTTGCGGTACATCCAGTTCTTGACCAACGGTTCGGCCCCGGGCGGGCGCTCGGTCGCCTGCTCCATCATGTTCCAGTCAATGTCCTGCCACGGCAACGCTTCAACTTCGGCGTCCTCGTCGTCAACACCCGTCGAGCGCACTTTCGACCGCTTCAAGCCCCAAGCCTTCATGGTCTTGTCGGACACCTTGCAACCGTTGTCAAGGGCCTTGTAGACCAGCGACTTCATGGTTGTCAGGTCGTCCCGGCCATGATCGTGCGAAAAGCCGGCCTCCCAACGCTTCCGGTTATTCTCGTAGTCATACCCTTCCCGGGTCGCTGACCACTCATCGAGCACCTCCCACGCAGCCTCCGCCCCATCGAACTGCATGTGCAGCGCAGCCGCCGCGCGATACCATGTGCCCTCCCCCGGTGCGCCCCACTCGGCGGGCAGTCGCTTCAACACCGCACGGGCCTGTGCGAGCGTAAAGTTGGGCAGTCCCACCGCGTTCAACGACACGAGCCCTTCCACGGGCTTGCCCCCTGCCGTCGATGCCTTTCCACTACCGACCGAGCCCATGGCCTCGGTCAACTCGCGCTTGATGCCAAACGGCATGCGGCGCACCTTGCCCACGTTGTCGAGCAGGTCCTTGATCGCGTTGCCCGTGAACGTGGTGTACGCCGCGCCGCAGTACACCTCTACCCGCTCGCCATTCGAGATATGGAAGTTGCGCTTTTGTCCCGGGATCAGCGCCTCGCGGTACACCGCGCGCAGGCCACGCCCCGACGGTGACCGCTCGGCGTACACGCCCGAGTCCACAATGTCGTTGGCGAATTCGCTCAGCTCGCCGTTCTCGTCGATGCAGTTGTCCAGGTCGATGATTGTAAGGTTTTGCTCGGGCAGCACGGCCAGCCCGACGCCATCAAACTTGCGCTTGCGGGCGTAGGCCAGCGCGGCGTCAAAGGGGGCAAGCTGTTCAACATCCTTTTCCGACCCCAGCACGCCGTACCGCTTTCGCCCGTTGACGTAGTACGGCACCTTGAGTTGCTTTTTGGCGGGGTCGGGATTGTCCTCGTAGCGCCACACGACCCAGTGATCGAGTTCGCGCAGCAGTGCAGGGATGTTCTCTTCGTTAACCTGGGTAGTGGCGGTTTGCTTCGACATAGTAGAACCTGATGAATTACCGGTGGTAATGGGGGCGGGTTTGTTACTTGCTAGTCCGGGCCCGGCGGCGTACCATGGGCGCATCGCTTCGTTGCCTGCCTAGCGACTTCGCCCCCAGTGCCTAACCGCACCGGGGGCTTTTCTTTGCCCGCAGTGGAACACTCCACCGAGGGGGACGCAAATGCTAAGGGCGTGCAAGCCCTGGGCGCAAGTCGTTTCCGCGGGCCCCCGTAGGGGGCCCGAAATCCCCCCGCACGCACCCATGCGTACACGCGCGCCTGCCTGGATTAGCAGGGTCGGCTCGACTTGCAGTCCGGTTACAGCCTTTGTTAAAGTAGGGGCACCCACCACCCCCGACTTGTAACTGGAGGCACCCCATGGATATCGAGCGGCTTCAAGAACTGCGGCGCGTCATCGTCGAAACGCCCGACGAGCGTGTTGACCTCAATGGCTGGGCGCGGTCGTGCGGCACCATCGCCTGCGTGCTCGGCTGGGCCTGCAAACACCCGCCGTTCGTGGCCGAGGGACTGCACCTGTTCGAGGACGAGGGCGCGTACACGCCTTGCTTCGGCAATTTCATCAACTACGAAGCGGGCGGGGAGTTCTTCCGCCTGTCGTACCCCGACGCCGAATTCCTGTTTGGGCCGCGTTCGTGGGGCGACGCCACGGGCCGCGCCGACATCACCGACAAGCAATTGGCCCTGCAGCGCATCGATGAACTGCTGGGCACGCGCCGCAGCCCGTACACCGATTGCTTTCCCTGCGACGACTGAACCCCATTACCACTGGTAATTCACAATCTGGAGCACAACCATGCACCTCGACCGACTCAAGACCCTGCGCGACCTGATGGCGGCGACGCCCGACGACAAGATCGACATGAACTACTGGCGGCGCGAACCCGGCGCCATCTTCGACCCCAACACTCTCAATGCACCCACGTGCGGCACCGTGGCCTGCATGCTGGGCTGGGCGTGCATGAACCCTGAGTTCCAGACCTTGGGCCTGCACTTTGAGCACGACAGCGTTTCGTTGTACCCGGAGTACAACGGCAGGTCTTCTGCCGGGGCCGGTGCTGAGTTCTTCGATCTAGAACCCAAGATCAGTCGTCTGCTGTTCGACGCGGCTTCTCGTCAGGAACTGGCGGAGCGCGGCTCGCACAAGGCTGTCGCACTGGCCCGGCTCGACGAACTGCTCGAAACGGGCACGCTCCACGACCCCGACTACTACGATCCCAGTGGCGACTGAACCCCATTACCACTGGTAATCGCACTCCTAAACCACGAGGCACCCATGAACATCGAACGACTCAAGACCCTGCGCGACGTGCTGGCCGCGACGCCCGACAAGATGGTCAACCTGGACGGCTGGCGATACGACGAAGGGGAAATCTTTTGCGCAACTGGCGACCCCTCCAAGCCCGCGTGCGGCACCATCGCCTGCGTGCTCGGCTGGGCCTGCATGGTGCCTGAATTTCAGGCAGCAGGACTCAAGCTGATCATCCACGACGGCGAGTTCATCCCGACGTACCAGAAGTACTACCTTCGCTTTCGTGCCGGCGAGGAGTTCTTTGAACTGGAGACTGACACCGCACGCAAGCTGTTCCGCGCCTCGGCGACGTGCGTCGAGCCAAAGCTCCACAAGCAGATCGCTCTGGCCCGGCTCGACTGGCTGATCGAGCACGGCGATTTCGACGGGTACAACGAACTCAACCTGGAGCTGCAATCATGAACATCGAACGACTGCAAACCCTGCGCGACGTGATCGCAGCCACACCCGACGAAGCCGTGGAGCTCGACCGCTGGCAGCGAGAAAGCCCTATGTGCGGCACCATCGCCTGCGTTCTCGGCTGGGCCTGCGCGGTGCCCGAGTTCAAGGCCGAGGGCCTGCACTTGGCCCCCACCAGCACCTTTGACAAAGCGCCGTGGTACGACGGGGCGTGCGAGTACCTCGCGGGCGCCAAGTTCTTCGACATGGAGTACTACGACGCGAGGAAGCTGTTCTCGTACCGTGGCGTGCTGTGGGACGATGACGGCGAGGGGTACGGGCATGCCGACGACCGAACGGACAAGCAAGTCGCGCTTGACCGGCTTGACCACATGCTCAAGCACGGCACCATGGCCGGGTGGGATCAAGATTCTGAATGCTACGTGCCCCAGGAGTAAACCATGCACATCGAACGACTCAAGACTCTGCGCGACGTGATTGCAGCGACGCCCGACGAAGCCGTCAACATGGGCACGTGGCGGTGCGACCCTGGCGGCTGGGCTAAGGACCCTGCCAAGCCCGAGTGCGGGACCATCGCCTGCATGCTCGGCTGGGCCTGCATGGTGCCTGAGTTTCAGGCAGCGGGGCTTAAGTTCCTGGCGTTCGCGAACGTGCCAGAAGGCTTTCGGCACCTGGACTTTATTCCGTCGTATGAAGATGATATTTCCTACAGTGCGGGCGAAGCGTTCTTCGAGCTTGACCCTGGCGTCGGGTACGCACTGTTCAAGACCGCTGAAGCCGGGCTCAACCAAAAGGCCGTCGCCTTGGGCCGGCTCGACTACCTGTTGAAGGAAGGACACCTCGGCGGGTACTTCGACCCGCAGCCGCCGGCTGACCCCGACGATGACCAGACCTGGATCGACGACTGGAGCTGAACTCGCCAACCCAACGGACGACTTGGAGCCGACCATGAACATCGAACGACTCAAGACCCTGCGCGACGTGATCGCCACTACGCCAAACGAGAACATCGACCTATCGTATTTCATCAAACCGCACGTCTGTGGCACGATCTGCTGCACGCTCGGCTGGGCCTGCGAAGTGCCTGAATTTCAGGCAGAAGGTTTGCGCATGGGCGTGGACCCTGAGTATACAGTCCTATCCCCTGTGTACGAGGGCCACGTCGGCTTTGAAGCTGCTGTTGCCTTTTTCGAGTTGAGCGGCCTGCACGACGCGTATCGCCTGTTCGACGCTGCCGCGCCGCACACCGGCAATAACCACAAGGCGCTCGCCCTGGCGCGGCTCGATTACGCCATCGCGCACGGCTCGATGAACGGGTACACGAACTCCGAAGACTGGGCTGTGGAGTAATACCATGAATACCGAACGACTCAAGACCCTGCGCGACGTGATTGCCGCAACACCAGATGACTACGTGGACCTCTCGTGGTGGCAGCAGTCCGGCGACTGCGGCACCATCGCCTGCATGCTCGGCTGGGCCTGCGAAGTGCCTGAATTTCAGGCAGCGGGTTTGCGCATGGAGCACTACCCGGGCTACGGCGACGCATTCCCTACGCTCGACCAGAAATTCGGCTACGAGGCCGGCGCGGCGTTCTTTGGGCTGGACTACGCAGACTCGGCGATGCTGTTTTGCGGGCGGGGCTGCAGGTTCAGCACCGAGAATGACGACCGCACGGACAAACAAGTCGCGCTCGACCGGCTCGACCATTTGCTCACGTATGGCAACTTCACTGCCATGCGGTTCGCCAGTCGTCCCACCACCAAGCCCCGTTACTGGAGCCAGCCATGAACATCGAACGACTCAAGACCCTGCGCGACGTCATCGCAGCGACACCCGACGAGGTGGTGGACCTGGACCGCTGGCAGTTGACCAAAGACTGCGGCACCATCGCCTGCATTCTTGGCTGGGCCTGCGAAGTGCCTGAGTTTCAGGCAGCAGGGCTCAAGCTGGTCCCCCACCAAGGCAACCCAGCGCGTTGGGTGCCCGAGTATGACCTGATGTACCGTGAGTTCCGGGCGGGTGCCAAGTTTTTCGGCCTGTCGTCGGACACTGCACGTCTGCTATTCGGCCAGCGGGCGGCGGACCTCGATACCGAAAACAAAAGGACTGGCGACGTGCGCACAGATCGGGAAGTTGCATTGGACCGGCTCGACCATTTGATCAAGCACGGCAACTTCAACGCGCTGTTGCCGGAGTGGCTGCACGAGTAACCCAGGAGACACAACCATGTCTACCGCCATCGTGTATCGCAAGCGCACCCTCGTGAACACAGACCCACAGCGGCGCTGCTACAACGGGTGCTACTTCAGTGCTGAGCTACGTTGGACTCCCTGGGAGGTGCTGGAAAGCATGTGCTTTCTGAAGCCCGGTACAGACCCCGAGGGGCGGCTGAAGTTCTGGCGCGAGCTGAACGACTACGCAGTAAGCCAGCGTGGCGAGAGTGCCCGCTGTGAGTTCAAGCTGTCTTGACCCCCACCAGGAGACACGACCATGCACCCGCTTGCGTTCACGTTCCTTTGCATCTTCCTGATCTTGATCATGCTCGGCAGCGTCGTGGCCGGCGCGTGGCTAATCGGCCACGAGCAGGACACGTGCGTGCAGCGCGGCGGGGTGCCCGTCGTAATCAAGGGCAGGTTGCTGTGCCTCGACCCCACCTCGCTCAAGAAGCTCGCCTAACCGGAGACAACACCGTGAGCAACTACACCGTTCTTTTCATCGGCACGTTCGTCATCGTGCTGCCAGTGCTCTATGTCGTGCATTCGATCTTCGGCGAAAAGACGCTCGTCAAGATGCTGAGCGCCGAAGTCGAAACGCTCGCCAAGCGCAACGGCGAGCTGATCAAGGACAACATTCGCCTGCGCCGCGAGCACGCCGAAATGAAGGCCCGCCTGCCTTCGCACGAGCGGCCCGTGAGCCCCGGCCCCAAGTCGGTAATCACCGACCTGTGGGATAAGCGGCGCGAAAAGGAGACCAAAGCAGACAGTTGCTACGTGGAGCCGCCCGCCCCCTGGCCCCGCACGCCCGCACCAGACTACGTGCCGGGCAAGCCCAGCACCGACCCGTGGGAGTAAGCCATGGCTGAGGATGTATTCCTGGACCGGCTTGTCGAATACGCCAACGAGCGGTCCTTCTGGTGGGGGCGTGCGCAGGCGATGGGCTTCAAGCTCGGGCCCGTATCGATGGACTACTGGGAGGGCTACGGTGACTACGCTATGCGTGGTGTGTTCACGTGCGTATGCGGCAGGCAGGAGCAATATCTCTTCGTACTCGAGAACGCGCTGCGTGTGACCGAACTGCCACAGGAGTTTTTGATCGACCTGTGCGACCCGGCGCTACGGCTCCACAACTCCGGCTCGTTCAGCCGTGCGCACTTGCTCGAAGACGGCTACACCGAAGCACAGGTCCAGGAGATCATCGCGAAGGGCACCGTTTACGACCTGGAGCACGACCGACTGCCCTTCGAGCCCGAAGAGCGTAGGGCTTACCTTCAACAAACGTATGGAGATCCCTATGGGTGCGCGACACAACTACGCCGCTAAGGTCAACCGCAGTGCGCAGCCCTGCCATGTGGCATGCCAGGGCGACGCCGAAGCCGCTGCCAAGTGGCGCAGCGTGCGCGAGCCCGACACGCTCGTAACGTGTTACGAGGGCGACGCCCTTTACTGGGTGCGCGCCGAGCCCGACCCGCCACCCGAGCAGGAGCATGTGATATTGAGCCAGTGGCGCAACGGTGTGCAATTGCTCGAAGCGCCGACCGCACCACGCAAGACCACCGAAGCTGACCGCCACGAAACCGACACCGACGAGTGGTGGTAGAACCCCATTACCACCGGTAATTCAAAAAACGAGGTATCAATTATGAAACACAAACTCCCTAACCTTAGTTTCGACGCGCCAATTGATTGGCCTTTCGTGGGCATGTTCTTGGCTGTAGTAGTGGGCTTGGTAGTCGTTGTCTGGGTAGGCGCTGCCTCTAGCAAAGCCAGCTTTGCGGAGCACGAGCGCGCCTATCAAGCCCAGGTCGCCGCGTTCAAGGGTGCCATGTGGGACCAAGACTGCAAGGTAACTTCCTTCGTGGCGACACGGAGCCAACCCCGCGCCGTGTGGACTTGTCCCGACGGCCACGTTGAACTGGAGCCCTAATCATGATGCGCAACTTGGCCGAGGCCATGTACCAACGTCAGCAGGCAATCGAAGACGCGTTCTGGCTGTGCGCGATAAACGTCGTGGCCTGGGTCGCCGGCACGACCTTGCTCAGCATCGAGTTCGGTTGGAAGATCGGGTGTGGCGTGGCACTGCTCGTGCTATTCCACAAGCAACCGGATCGCGTTTAAACAGGAGCAGCAACCATGCAAACCATTCTTCTCTACGCGGATATCGTACTGTCCGCCATCCTCGCCTTCGTGGCGTATCGCGAACACGTGAAGGGCCGGCGCTACCTGGACGCCCTGAACCACGAAGCACTAGAGAACGAAGAACTGCGCGACACCATCGCCCGGCTCAGGCGGCGGCTGAGCGAAAAGCCAGATATCAACGTTTCGACTTCCGGCTACAAGCGTGCCGAGTCCACCTCGAATCGACTCGTTCAGCGCGACGATGCACCGCCGTCCACGTTCGTGGCGAGCGCCCCGCTCGCACCGATTGCTGATTCAAGCTGGGTGTTCCCACCGCCAGCACCAGTGCAGGCCTCGTTCACCTCGGGTGGTGGAGGTGACTTTGGCGGCGGGGGTGCGAGCGCAACCTGGGATGCACCGGCCCCATCACCAGCGCCCGAGCCGCCTGCACCAGCCCCGAGCTACAGCAGCAGTGATTCGTGCTCGTCGTCTTCGTCGAGCTACGATTCATCGTCGTCCAGCAGCGATTCGTCCTGCTCGTCTTCGTCGTTCGACTGAGGAGTACCAACATGCCCTGCAACGACTGGATCGAAACGTCCACCCGCACCGTCGCGGTGCAAGTGGAAAGCCCGTTCATGAAAGCCGCCCTGTGCGCCGCGCTGCGCTACTTGGTCCACATCAACCACTACACGCACTTCATCGCATGGGTGCGCAAGGACAAGGAAGCCGGCGTCAAGGCCAGCGCAGTGCAAACGTGGTGGAGCGACCACATGAAGGCGGACGAGGCACGCCGTGAAGCCGAGCGCGAAGCTGAAGCCAACAAGCTCAAGCGCAAAAAGCTGGCCATGCTTCTCAAACAGCACGGCTACTCGACGTCAGCCGCCAAGCGTCTCTTGAACGAGGAGTAAGCCATGCACCGCTTTCGCATCACGCTTATCGCGCTGGCCCTGCTGTTGCTCGCAACGCACGTAATGGAGGTATCGAAATGAAATGGGTCGTGGCCGCGATACCCGTCGTGGCTCTCTTGATTTATGCCCTGTGGGGCTGGGGGGTACTGCTGTGAGCCCACAAGAGCGAAAGCTGCGGGAGCTACTGGCGATCCGTATCGCAGGGGCTGCGCTTTACCGGGACGACGGCGAGCTACAGGACAACTCGGTCCGGCCGTTCATCGACTTTCTACGCGACACGCCCGAGGTGATCGAGGCCAAGGTGATCGACCGGGCCATGCGGGCGTTGGAAACGCGCGAGCGAAGACTGCAGGACGCCATCGAGGGCGAGTGCTTCGGCCTTGCAATCACCGAAGCGCAGGCCACGAAGATTCTGAAGTACCTCGACAAAGGGGACAAGTCGTGAGCACCCCGCCACCCGTCCAGTGCGCCGTATGCAAGAAGGACCCGGCGCGTCGCAACAACACACTCGCTGAGTGTTCGCACGTCGAGTGCCCGCACCGCTCGTCCTCGTGGTTCGACGCGATCCCCGACGCACTGGAAGACGATGACGACTTCGACCCGCTTGACGGCATGTTCGATTCGCTAAAAGGAGAGAAGGATGAGTGACCACTACTGCTGCAAGTCCTGCGGTCAGCGGTACGACAAGTGCCGGTGTGGCGGGAATGCCGAGAAGAAGCTGCCCGTGAACCCAATCCAGAAAGCGCACAAGCTGCCTGCCCGCAAATCGTCTTTGCGAGAAATGCTCGATGCAGCGAATCTGAAACCGTACAAGCCCGGCCGCGATGTCGTTGAATCCGCTGTGCCCACTGACGAAGAAATTCTAGAGCTGGCACGGCTGTTCGATATCAACGTACCCGCCGGTCGCCTGCTGACGTTCGCGCGCTGCCTACTCCCCGCACAGCCCCGGGCCGACATTGCCAGGGCGTACCGAACCATGAAGGCCGAAGGGCCTGGGTCTGGGGGCATACTATGAGAGTCTACCGCAAAGTTCCGCTACCGCAGGCAGCTATGCGTGCAGCGCCTACGGGTAAAGAGAAGTGGCCTTTCCCGAAGACTGACTACTTCACAGAAGAGCAGTTGCGCGCTTACGCCCGCGATTGTGTCGAAGCCATTGGACCCATCGACATGGTGCTGCACTGCCCGAAGTGCGGGAAGCAGCACATCGACGCGCCGGAATGGGTGGACGACCCGCACGATATCGAGCAAGGGCAGATGCGCGTATGGGACAACCCGCCGCACCGCTCGCACCTGTGCCACGGCTGCGGTCACGTGTGGCGACCGGCTGACGTACCGACCAATGGCGTCGCAGCGGTGAAGACCAGGGGCAAGGCCGACAGCCCAATCAGCGAGGCGGGTGGCCTACAGGGCGCTTTTGTCAAGTGGCTAGCGGGGGGTTCCAAATGAGAGTCTACCTCAACGGCACCAACACCGTGACCGGCAACCGCGCCGGCATGGCGACACTGGTGGACATCATCGTGTGCGGCGAGCCACTCGACATGGCGCGCGCCCTGAAATACTATGGCGACTTCGATGGTCCGAAGGTCGCACGAAAGCTTCAGCGGTACACGCGCCTTGTGTTCAAGCGTGACAGTGGGGGCTATGTGGTGGTGCCAGAGATTCCGCGAAACCGGGGCTATTGGGTAGTCGTTCACGAAGACGACAACGCGCAGGAGTCGCAGTCATGCAATACCCTCACCCAGCCAGCGAAGAACCCAAGAGTATAGCGCAGCTCAACGCCATGCGCTTGGCTATGCTCCGACAGACGGGTTACACCATCTCGCCGCACTGCCTACTTCAACTGATCGTACTGATCGAAGCCGATCTACACGTGGCCTACATCACAGGCTTGGAGCACAACGATGCAACGCGACCCGAAGACCCTGTACCTCCAGTCGTACCTGGTCCTGGACTATGAACTCGACCGCTGGGGCTACGCATATTTCAACGTGCTCGGGTCGGTGTACGCCGCCACCCCCGCACACGCCATTCGAGAGGCCAAGCAACATGGATTCCGCTGTCCGATTGTCCAAGAGCAGCGAACGTTTCAGCGCCAGCATCGGCCACCCCAACACGTGCAACCTGCCACGCAACCGTAAGAAGCGGGTTTGCATCAATGCGTCATCACTTGCCAAGCTGGTCTGGGCCCTCGCAACCGGCCAGCACACGGCAAGCGAACTCGTCCACCACACGGGCCTGGGACTAACTACCGTGAAGCGATACGTCCACCGCATGCACGAAGAGCAAGCCGTGCGCATCGCCGACTGGGAGACCGATGGCCGGGGTGCTTTCACGGTCCCGGTGTTCGCGATGGTCTACCCGAATGGCCCAACGGACGACAAGCGCAGGCCCAAGCCGCTGGCTGCAAACGAACGGTCAAGGCGTTACCGCGCCCGCAAGAAGGCAGCTAAGAACGCAACGCACCTGTACTGGGGGTAGCGCCATGATCCTGATCGACCCGGCCACCGGCCAAAAGTTCAAGACCTGCGGCACGTGGCACAGCACGCGCGGCGGGCACGGCGACTGCTGGATCGATGTTGGCCGCGTCGAGGACCAAGCCACCGGCATGCAATACCCGCTGCACAGGCTGGGCAGCGCCGTTCAGTACCGCGCCATAGATATCGCGGGTCCGTACCACGCCTACTACATCAACCTGGAGAAAGTGTCATGATCACCTACGTCGTGTGTTTCGTCGCCGGCTACATCGCCCGCGCTGTGGCCCCTGAGCCTGCCGCTGCCTTGCAGTTTTTGAAACTCATGGGCAAGGAGTACCCGAGGGCCCGCGTACTGCTGGGTCCGCTGCGCGCCCTGTGGGCCGCATTCCAATACGCACGTACTGGAGGCAAGTGAAATGGGTGATCGGAGTAAGGACCTGCGCAACGCCAAGTACGGCGTTACCATCGCCAATGACGACGGCGGCGTCAAGCGCAAGATGACGCTGGTGCGATTTGCCGAAGATGGCGGTTACGGCGTCATTTTGGAAACTGACTGGTGCGACGGCACGCCGCCTGTACGGACCAAGTTCCTGCTCGGGCAAGTCGGCTTCACAATGCTGACTGAGCTGATGAGCTTGGCGCACGACCTGCACAGGTACAAGATTACGGACGAGGCCGACGGGCCGAACGACCTGGAATAACCCGATGTGAACAGGTTTATGGGGCGGCTGAGGGCGTGACCCTCTGCGGACCTGCTGGGCAGCAACAGGCTAATAGCTGCACCGCCCCACCAGATAGATGGAGAGGCACGCCATGATCACGATCCCACTCAACCACGGCAAGCTGGCGCTTATCGACGACGAGGACTACGATTTGGTGTGTCACTACAAATGGCTAACGCGACCGCTGCTTTACAAGGGCGTTCATGAGTACTGGTACGCCGAGGCGAAAGACCCCCTCAATAGGAAACGAACCGTCTCACTCCACCGTGTGGTCATCGGTGCCCAGCCCCACCAAGCCGTTAGCTTCTTCGACGGCAACACACTCAACTGCCAAAAAGCCAATCTGACCCTGGGCACGTCCCACAAGCACCTTCGCCGGACGCGGGACCTAGACTGCATACAGCTACGCCACCAAGTACGAGGCGACGTCTACTGGACACGGGTCATGTTTCGTGGCAAGTTCTACACGAAAACATTCAAGACCGCCGAAGATGCAAAGCAATGGCGTGACGCGACGAGGGCCCGCCTGTGGGGGCATGAAAAAGGGGCGACTGAAGCCGCCCCTACATTGGTTGAAGTGCCTACCGGCTTAGAAGCCGAGCATGGCCGCGATGACGTGGGCGAACCCGAACACTGGGGGACCACGATAGCCGGTGCCGCCGCTGTCCACCCCGCCAGCGAGGGCGACGATGCACGCGACTGACAACGCAGCGGCAACAACAGTTCTCTTCATGCTGCATACTCCAGAATAAACCCGAATCGGGCCGGGCCAGTATGCGAGAGTATTCCACACTCGGCAACCGATCCGCCTGGGTTTTGTGCTATGCAGCAAGCCCGCCCCCTATGTAGCAGCACGCCAGCCCTGAGCGGACCATTACCACTGGTAATTGTAACAGTGGGTTTACCCTGCCCAATTCACGTTACAAAGGGTGTATACTGGCGGGGCCCAACGGGTTTGGATTGGGTAGTACGGGCCGACCCTTGGGTGGACGAACCACACACTTTAGGAGCACTCAACATGTCAACGAAGCAAACAACCAAGAAGGCTGCCAAGGCCCAAGAGACATCAGGCAGGTTGGAGCGACACCCCCTTTCGGAGCGCTTCGCCCTGCCGACGACCGACGAAGAACGATTGGCGCTCGCGACCGACATGGCGACGAACGGCCAGCATCAGGAAATTCTGCTGTACGAGGGCAAGGTCCTCGACGGGTGGGAACGCTACATGGGGTGCATGCAAAAGGGCATCACCCCCAAGTTCAAGGAATACACCGGCATTGACCCCGCTGCCACGGCATTCGGGGTCAATGTCATTCGACGGAAGCTTTCGACCGTCCAGAAGGCGTACTTCGGCGCCGTCTACTACAAGTACGTGCTGGAAACGCAGGGCCCGAAGGTGACGCAGGCCCAGATCGCCAAGATGGTGTGCGTGGGTCTCACGAAGCTGAACCTCATGTCGCAACTGCTGCAGTCGCGGCACCCGGCTGCAGCCGGCCATATCGAGACGCTGGGCACCGACAGCGAGGTCACGAATGCGCAGTGGCTGGCGATGTTGGTCGAGTGCGGCATTCAGGAGGAAAAGCCCAAGGGCAAGCCCAGCAACTTGCAGATCGGCGGTGTGGACGACATGCTCATCGACGACGCCGATGCCGAAGCCGACGAGCACGACCACGATGCCGCTGTGGACGACCTGACCGGCGGCACCATCGACGACCTGCTCGACGAAGACGACGACATGCCCCTGCCCAAGCGTGCGGGCGGCGGGGGTGGTGAAGCTGGCGGCAGCGACAACGTGGTGGAAATTTCGTCGCGTGGCGGTCGCATCGGCCACAACCACCGCAGCACCGAGACCCCGGCCAGTGCCTGTGCCAAGAACTTCAAGGGGCTGGCCGAACCCGAACGCCTCGACTTCGTGAAGTTCGCGTGGGCCACCCTGCGCCCCGCCATCGAGCGCGCTATGCACGAAGGCCGCATCGACTGGCCCAACCTGGGCGAACTCGTGACCGAGGCCACCAGTGACCCCGGCAAGGCCGCGCTCGCCGATGCTGCCTTGGCGCTCGCCGGCAAGCCTGCCAAGGGCCCCGCCAAGCCCACCGCTGCCCCCGCCAAGCCCGCGAAGGCCCCCGCCAAGGGCAAGCCCCCTGCCAAGCCCGCCAAGGCCCCCACCACGAAGGCCCCCGCCAAGCCCGCCAGGGCCCGCAAAGCCGCCTAGTGCGTACCAGGGCCCACCCGGGCCCGTTTGCGCGCCTGTAGGCCCCGCCTAGCCCCTTGGCGGGGCCTTTTTGCTGGCCCCTGTACCGCCTACCCCCTGTTACACCCATCCGCGAGCCCGAAAATGCCCCCACCAAAGCCGCCGCGTATGTCTGCCAACCCGCCCCGCCAACCGCCCCATAACCAGGGCAACGTCATGTACCGCGACACGTTCGCGCATCGTGAGTATCGCTCGTCCATCGACTTGGTGAACGAAGTGCTGCGAGCGAACTCCATGGCGGTGCATGTGCTGCAGTTCCCCATGCCGCCGAGGTTCATGGTTCCGTACCTGCGCGACCAGTACCTTCAGCGCGACTTGGCAGGCGCGACCAGATTCAAGCGGGTTACGCTCATTAGCGAACTCGACACCGAACGCATCCACCCCGACACGCTCATCCACAAGCACTTCCATGCGAGGCTGCACTTCTCGTGTACGATTCCGCAGAACGTAACGTACCTGTACGGCGTTTCGCGCCTGCTGCCCCCCGACTCGACCGCATCGCCTTGCTGGGACGTATCCGTCTACGAGAGCTATCGCGAAGGCGTGTGGGCCAAGGGGACTTACTACTTGCTGCGCATCGAGTCCGACCACGTGTTCGCCCAGGACGTGGACCTGCTTTACTTGTTCAAGGCCCTGCCCTAAGTTAAAGTAGGCTTCCCTACCCCGAAACGGTTGCCGGGTCCGATACCCGGCATTTTTTATCCCCGGAGAGTAAGAATATGAAGGCATCGACACTCGCCAAACTCGACGCTGTGGTTGAGGCGCTCGAAGAACTGACGGAGGCCCTCAAGAATGAGGGCAACAAAAGCGGAGGTGACCCTGATGATGAGGGTGCTGGCGAAGTACCCCGATCCTCAGGCAAGGCTGGCGTGGCCCGGAAAGCTCTACCTGCTAAGGGGAAAAAACCGGCTGCAGCCGACCCCGACGACGAAGACGACGACCCGCCCGCCAAGCCGGCGAAAAAGGCCAGGGCTGTAGACCCCGACGACGAGGACGATGACCCCCCGGCCAAGCCCAAGGCAAAGGCGAAGGCCAAGCCCGCCGACGAGGATGAGGACGAAGACGACGACCCGCCCGCCAAGCCGGCGAAAAAGGCACGGGCTGTGGACGCCGACGACGATGATGACGACGTGCCCCCGCCCAAGAAGTCGGCCGCGAAGCCCGCCGCCAAGGCGAAGGCCAAGCCCGCCGCCGACGAGGATGAGGACGAAGACGAGCCCAAGCCGAAGAAGGGCAAGAAGGACACCGACCCCCGCGACGAAATCCGCGAGATGATGGTGGCCTACATCGACCCGAAGCGCAAGACGTTCAATGCCGATCTCAAGAAGGCCATCCAGTCGGCGCTCAAGAAGGCCGGCGTTGCCGCCGTCGCCGAGCTTGAGGACGAGGACGTGCCCGCGTTCAAGAAGAAGGTCGCGCGGCTGATCGAGCAGTACGTCGATGCCGACGAGACCGAGTCCGAGGACCCTGACGAAGACGAGTGATAATCGCCCTGCCATCAACCTAACTAGGAGTTACGAAATGTCTTTCTCTTTTCAAGTTCGCGTAAAGACCAAGGACGAGGCCAAGGCCTCTTGCGCGTCGCAAATGGCGACCATCGTCGCCGGCCAGCCGCCCCATGCCATCGATGAGCAACTCGTCGTCACCCTGTGCGGCGCGTACATCGATCTGCTTGCCGACAACCCCGACAAGGAGATTCAGATGTACGTCTCCGGCTCGCTGGGCGGAACGTGGCTCGACGGCAACCTGACCGACGTGAGCACTGCGACCGTGAACGTGCAGGCCTCGCTGCAAGACCCGATCTAAAACGTTCAATGGGTGTGACCGGGCACGCGCTCGGGCCTTATTGGGGGCTGCGTAACCACACTGCCCCCTGCCCGCCAACTTGGAACCCGGCCAAGCGCCGGGTTTTCTAATATGGCCGAAGAAAAAACTCACGCCGTACTTTCCCCAAGCGGGAGCGCCCGCTGGTTGCAGTGCCCCGGCAGCGTCGCGGCTGAGGCTGCGGCCAAGTCCCAGGGCGAGGACGATAGCAACCCCGCCAGCCGGCTAGGCACCGTGGCGCATGCCCTGCTCGAAGAGGCGTTGATCTGGGGCTACCCGCCGGAACTGTTTATCGGGTGCTACCTGCTGCCCGAGCCCCACCCGCCAGTGGACGAAGCCATGTGCAACGCGGTGCAGGTTGCCATCGACTATGTTGAGGAATACCGCGAGACCTACGGGCGCAACAACATCAAGATTCGCATCGAGTACAAGCTGGAGAAGATTGGCTCGACGTTTCTCGACCCGGACGACGCCGATGCCTGCTCGGGCACGACCGACATACTGCTCATGCACAACGACATGTCCATGTGCAACGTGGCGGACTACAAACACGGCTCGGGCGTGATGGTCGAGGCGCGCGAGAACCCACAGCTCATGCTGTACGCGGCAGGCGCGTTTGCTGAATTCGGCAAGTTCAAGAAGTACCGGGGCACGGTCATCCAGCCGCGCGTCGCCAAGCGTCGGCCCATTGACGAGTGGGAGTTCACGCACGCCACGCTGCTCAAGTTCATCAACAACACGGTGCGCCCCGCCGCCGTCGCTGCCCTGCTGCCCAACGCCCCGCGCAATGCGGGGGAGCATTGCCGCTGGTGCCGTGCCGCGCCTTCGTGCAAGACCTACCGGGCCAAGGCACGGGCCATCGCTGGCAGTGAGTTCGACCCCATCGAAACGGATGCCGACCTGCTGGACCCCGACTCGTTCGGCCCCGAGGACTACGCCCGCTTGCTACTGGAACTGCCCATACTCAAAGCCTGGATCAAGACCGTCGAGGCCCGCGCCCTGCGCATGGCACAAGCCGGCACGAAGATCGAAGGCTTCAAGCTGGGGTGGGGCAAGCGCACCCGCCAATGGGACAGCGAAGCCGCCGTGGTCGCGTGGTGCAAGCGCAAGAAGCTAAACCCCGAGGACTACAGCCCGCGTGGCCTGCTGTCGCCATCCGAGCTGACCAAGTTGATCAAGAAAAAGAAGATCGTCGAAACCAAGCGGGGCGAGGAATTTGTAAACCCCCTGGACGCCTTTATCAAATACAGCATCCCCGCCCCCAAGGTTGTGCCGGTGGGCGGCAGCGAGTTTGACGAGATAGACGACGAATAACGGGCATGCCTCCTTGCGGATTCCGCGAGTGCGTGCTAAATTTTCCACGCCTACCCCCAGCCACCAAATAGGAGCCATAAATGGCAACCAAAAAGGAACGAGTTTCCCTGCAGACCCCGGTCGGCATTGCGACCTTTGTTCACGTGTTTGAACCACACGCCCACGACAACGACGACGGCGAGAAGAAGCAACCGATGTACTCGGTGATGCTGGTGTTCACGCCCGAGCAGAAGGACGACCTCAAGGAGCTTCGCCAGCAGTGCATCCGCGCCGCGAAGGCCTTCTTCGGCGAGCGGTACGAGAAGCTGAAGGAAAAGGGCAAGATGCGCTTCCCCTGGCGCGATGCCGGCGAGTACGAGGAGTATGGCGAGCCCTTCGTCGAGGGCAACACAATGATCAACTTCAAGTCGAAGGACGAGCCGGGCGTGGTTGATGCGCGCGCCAAGCCGGTCATGGATCGCAAGGTGATCTTCCCGGGTATGGCCGCACGTGTGTCCTACGGAGTGTGGCCTTACGAGACGAAGGGCAACACCGGCGTGACCTTGTTCCTCAACAACTTGCAGAAGGCAGGAGATGGTATGGGCCGACTCGCGGGCCGTGCCGCTGCTGAAGACGAATTCGACGCTATCGAAGGTGCGGACGGTAGCGACGATGGAGATGACGACGAGATCTAAAGTCGCTCAGTGCCGCCCACAACTCAACTTATCCCTTACCTGGAGAACATCATGGCAAAGAAGAATGCCCCTGCCGCCGAAAACAACGTGGACGATCTGCTCGCCGGTGGCGATGCCGAAGCGGCCCCCGCCGCGAAGCCCAAGGCCAAGAAGGCTGTGAAGGTCGAAGGCACCGACGAGGTCAAGCCCAAGGCGAAGGCCAAGCCCGAAGCCGCCGCCAAGCCGGCGAAGAAGGCCAGCAAGCCCAAGGCCGAGCCGGAAGCGAAGCCCGCCGCCAAGCCCAAGGCAAAGGCCAAGGGTGGCAAGCCCCGTGGCGAGCGTGCCGAGTCGCGCGTCGAGGACATCACGGCGGCGCTGCTGAAGGTCAAGAAGTCCACGAGCTATGAGGACCTCGCGGCCAAGGGTGGTTTCGACATCCGCGCTGTGCGTCGCACCGCCCGCAAGCTGCGTGACGACGGGCAGATCGGCCTCGAGAAGGAAGGCACCAAGGTCTACGTGACCGCTGCCTGACCGCAACACCAAGGCAAGTATCGTGGAACTCAAACTTGGCTTGGTTCTTTCCAAGAGGGACAAGAGGAAACTCGAAGCCCTCGTTCACAGCTTCAATGAAAGGTTCGATTCGATGTCCACTCAACTCGAAGCACTCGTCGCCCAGGTCCAAGCCACCAACGGCGTCATGGAATCGGCGGTCACGCTCATCAATGGCCTGCAGGCCCAACTGGCACAGGTGCAGGCCGATCTGGCTGCACAGGGCGTGACCAACGCCCAACTGGACGCGCTGACCACTCAGCTCAACCAGGGCGACGACGCGCTGCAGGCCCTGCTCGCGGCGAACAGCCCGGCCCCCGCGCCGCCGCCGGCCCAGCCGTGAAAGACCAACGGCCACATAGCTCAATCTGGTAGAGCGTCGGTCTCCAAAACCGAAGGTTGGGGGTTCAAGTCCCTCTGTGGTCGCCAAGTTAGGAGGGTTCTTTGTTGGGCAGTAGCTCAGGGGTCTGTGGAGGTACGGTGGAGGGAACGCCATCGGTGACCACAGAGGCAGGCGGAAAGGTGTAGTCGGTGATCGGGCAAGGACCACCCACGATGCCGGCATCGCCGAGTAGCATGCCTAGAGCGGCTGGTATATAACCAGAGGGTCGTTGGTTCGATTCCAACCTGCCCCACAAAGAATCCTCCTTAAAGCCGAAGCCGGCTGGCAACCCCAGCCGGTTTTTCTTTTGTACCTGCGAATCCATCATGGCCCTGGACCTCGACTTCGAGACTTTCTGCGAGCTGAACGTCCGCACGGTGGGCGCGTACCGGTACGCCAGCCACCCAAGCTGTGAAGTGCTGGTGTTGTGCTACTCCATTGACAACGGGCCGGTGCGCCGCTGGGTGCCCTACGCCGATGGCCCGGACGCACCCCCGCGCCCGCTGCCCAGGGCCCTGCGCCGCTACATCGAGGACACCGATGGTGAGCTGATCGCGCACAACAGCCAGTTTGAAATGTGCATCTGGCATTACGTGATGGAGCGGCTGCACGATGCCCCGCCCATCGCGCCGCATCGATGGGTATGCACTGCGGCCATGGCGGCGGCATGCGGCTTGCCCCGTAGCCTGGACGGTGCAGCGATGGCGATGCAGTTGCAGCACCAGAAGAACAAGGAAGGCGCACGACTGCTCAACATCTTCGCCAAGCCGCGCAAGCCCACGAAGCTGAACAAGGCGACCCGCACCTACCCCTGGGACCGGCCCGACGAATTCGAGAAGCTGTGCGAGTACTGCGAGGACGACGTTCGTGCCGAGGCCGAGCTTTATGAGCGCCTGCCGAAGCTGTCCAAGTACGAGCGCCGGGTGTTCGCCAAAGATATTGAGATGAACAGCCGTGGCCTGCCGCTGGACGTGCGGGCCGTGAAGACCGGGTTTCGCCTGCTGACCGAACTGGAGCGGCGGAACAAGAACCGTGTCGAGCAGTTGACCGGCGGTATACGTGCCACGCAGCGCGACAAGATGCTGGAGCATTTCAAGTCGCTGGGCGTCGAACTGGAAAACCTGCAGGCCAAGACGATCCGCGACCTGATTACGGCCCAGAAGGAAATACTGCCTGACGCGGCGGTCGAGCTACTGCTGCTGCGGATCGAGGGCGGCAAGGCTTCGACCAAGAAGCTGAAGAAGATGCTGGAGGTCATGCTCAAAGACGGGCGTGTCCGAGGTGCCTTCCTGTACTGGGGTGCGCACTGTGTACCCGGGGATACCGAAGTGCTGACCCGTAGCGGCTGGGTGCCTATCAAAGACTGGGATGGCAAGAGTGAGATCGCGCAAGTAAACGAGCAACTCGAAACACAGTTCTTGCCCGGCAAGAAATTTGTCGGCCCAGTAGCAGATCGCTGGCTTCAAGTACGAACGGAGATGTTTACGGGGGACTTTACGCTCGGGCACACGATGCCATACTTCCATAAACACAACGGTTCCTTCCAGTATGAAAAAGCTGGTGTGTTCGCCACTCGGGCCCGTCGCAGTGTCCCCGTATCTACTGTTATGCCTAGCACCGGTGCGTTGAACGCAGTGCAGATGCGTGTGCTAACAATGGTCCAGGCCGATGGGCACTTCGCCAAAGGCAAGAACCAGGGCATGCTCCTCTTTACGTTCAAAAAAGAACGGAAGATCGAACGCTGTCAGAAACTTCTTGCGGAAGCTGGTATACCGTGTCGGGTGCGTGGCCCATACGCGAGCGGCAACGTGGCTGTGAAGATAAGCCGAAAAGACGTTCCGCATTGGCTAACCGAAGAACGTAAATCGTTTGGCCCATGGGTACTTGATAGTACCCCTGCGGCTCGACTTGCATTGATCGAAGAGGCAGCGTTCTGGGATGGATGTACCGACCCGCGCAACGAGTTCTTTTCGTACAGCTATTCAACTACGGACCCTGTAAGTGCCGAGTGGCTGCAGACGGTAGCGCATTTGACTGGGTACAGGTCTTCAATTACGATGCGTGATCGCGGACGCGAAGGCTGGAAGGATTCCTATCGAGTACATGTCTGGCAAGGTAATAGTGCTGACGTCCGTGAACATCACATGGCTGTTGTTACCGAAAGGCGTAAGACGTACTGCGCAGAAACGCAGACTGGGTATTGGCTTGCTAGACACAACGGTCATATATTCGTTACTGGGAATACGGGCCGGTACGCCGGCAAGCTAATCCAGCCGCAGAACTTCACGCGCGGCGAGTACACGCCGTATCAGCAGTGGCTGCTGTTCCAGCACCTGATGTCGGGCGATGCCGACGTGATGCAGTGGGCGTACCGCTGGCCCATTGACGCCATCGCTCAGGCCATGCGCGGCTTCGTACGCGCACCCCGGGGCAAGAAGTTTGTCGTGGTGGACTTTAGCGCCATCGAGGCGCGAGTCCTAGCGTGGATCGCGGGCGAAGAGAAGACGCTCAACCTGTACCGCCTGGGTGCGGACCTATACAAGCGATTGGCTGTGAAGCTGTATAAGCTGAACAGCGAGGCCGAGGTGCAGGACTGGCAGCGCAAGTTCGCGAAGGACCTGTTCCTCGGCGCGGGCTATCAGCTCGGGTGGGCCGGCTTCGTCAAGCAATGCTTCATGCGTGGCATCGTGGTCGATCCCGAAGAGGCCAAGGCGGCTATCAAAACTTACCGCGACGACAATCCCAATATCGTGCGGCTTTGGTATGACGTGGAGCGCGCTGCCGTGCGTGCAGTCGAGATTAGCGCGACACGCACAAGGCCTGTAAAATTGTGCAAATTGCACTTTTACTGCGACGACGTATGGTTCTGCATCCGCCTGCCCAGTGGTCGCGTGCTTCGGTACGTGTACCCGCGAATCGAGCATGGCGAGCGATTCGGCAAGCCGGTCAAGAAGCTTACATACCGTAGCGAGTTTAAGGGCAAGTGGATTCGAGAATCGACGTATGGCGGTAAGCTGGTCGAAAACCTTGTCCAGGCTATCGCACGCGATTTGATGGTTAACGCATGGTTTAACGCAGAGGACGAAGGTTACGAAGTGATTGGGACGGTACACGACGAGCTGATTACCGAGGTAGACCGGGACTTCGGTAGCCCGCACGAGCTTGAGGAAATTCTTCGGCGCAAACCCGACTGGGCCGACGATGCTCCGATCAATGCCGAGGGGTGGGAAGGTGTTCGATACCGCAAGTAGATTGACTGGAGTAGCATCATGAGCAAAAAGCGTAAAGGCATCGAAGAGTTTCTGGAAAGCATCGGCGCGGTGGCCCCCAAGCCCGCGCTGGAGAAGGAGCTGAACAAGAAGCTCGTAAGCTGGCCGGTGGTCCATGCGTACCTCGCCGACCTGGAACCGACGACCACCAGCCTGAAGATGATGGCGCACCTGCTGTATATGGAGTACCACGGTGCGTGCCGGTACTACGTGATGGGCCGGCTCTACAGCCGGTACAACAACTTCCGGCGCATCGTGGAACTCGACATGCTGGGTGACGTGGTACTGCCACACAACACCGAGGAGTAACGCCATGATGACGCGATACAAAGTCGCACGGGAAATGTACGAGCGCGTGCCCTTCGAGGTGAAGGAAGACCTAGCCCTCGCATTGGCCTGGGCCACAGAGCAGTTGACCGCCAAAGAAGGGGCGGGCTGGCAATTCCAAATTCACCCGAATTGTGACTCGCTTTGCAGTTGCACGTTTTCAAAACTCGAATGGTCAGGCGAGCACTACGGCAGTGACATGGCGACCGGCTCGGAGGCAATTGTGATGGCGGTGTGCGAGTACCTCACCGGGAACTAACGTGCTTGAAGCCACACTCGAACGCCGACTAAAGTTCGGCGTTGAGCGCCTGGGGGGTCGGGCACGCAAGCTGCCCGCCCACCTATACAAAGGCATCCCGGACCGAGGGTTGTTCTACCCCACGGCCCTGCTGCATTTTGTCGAGCTGAAAAAGCCCCGGGGTTCGCGCTTCGAGCACAACCAGGAAACAAAGCACGCCCAATTGCGGGCCATGGGGTTTCGCGTGTTCGTGCTGTACACCCCCGAGCAAGTGGACGACTACCTAGCACAAACTGCGCGTGTGATCGAGGCCCGCCGCTCGGTGTGGCAACACCTGGAAAAGCTGCAGTAGTTTTACACTCTGTGTAAAGCGAGCCATAATGGTGCATCGGCTCGGGGTCGAGGGACCCCGATTACCGGTGGTAATTCACACACCCCCCGAGGAGTTTTTAATGTGCAACCCTGCCGCTGATGCGGACATTGTCGGTCTTTCTACAACGTTTGGCTCGCTGCTCGAAAGCGAGTTTCTACTGCACAACGTCGCGCACACCCCCGACACGCGCCGCCTGTTCGCCATGGGCGTGATCGCGGGCATCGAGTACGCGAACGCCCTGGCCGAGATGTCGGCGGCGAACGTGCTGTTGAACGACGAGGAGTCATTGGACGAGGTGGTCATCAACGTCAACCGGTTCTTCGACGACGCCACTGCGGCCCGCGACGGCATCGGCCAGTAAACGCCATGGCAAAGACCACCCTGTCCCTCGATCTGGCTGTACTGCGGCTTAAGATCAAGCGCGTCGTTGACGCCGAGGTTGAAATGTCATGGCGAGGCAGCAAGCTGCCTGCCGAGCACGCCGAGATAGAATTGGAACTGCACAACGCCAAAGCCGATCTCGACTTTTACCTGGGTGCAGCCAAGGTCTACAGGGAGTAGCATGCGGACCAGGGCAGACCTGCGGGGCTACCAGAACCGGGTAGTCAAGTTTGTCAAGCGGCGACGCTTCGCCGCGCTTCTGATCGACATGGGCCTGGGCAAGACGGCTTCGGTCTTGACTGCCATTGTTGACATGATTCGGTCGGCGGAAGTCGAGACTGTCCTGGTCGTGGCCCCGGTGCGTGTCGTCTACGGCGTGTGGCGGCAGGAGGCAAAGCTGTGGGCCCATACCCGCAAGCTGCGATTTAGCGTCGTGCATGGCACAGCACGCGAGCGCGCCGAGGCACTGCACAAGCCAGCCCACGTATACCTAATCAACCCGGAAGGCCTCAAGTGGTTGCGCGAGTATTACAAGGGCAAGGCTTGGCCGTTCGACATGCTGGTCGTGGACGAGTCGAGCATGTTCAAGAAGCCGAACACCGCTCGCTTCAAGGCCCTGCGGTACGGACTACGCCATTTCAAGCGCCGCGTAATCATGACTGGCACGCCGACGCCCAACAGCCTGTTGGAACTTTGGCCGCAGATGTTCATCGTCGATTGCGGCATGGCGCTCGGCACGCGGTACACGGACTACAAGCAACAGCACTTCAAGAAGACCGGGTACATGGGCTACAAACTGGAAGCCTTGCCCGGGGCTCGCGAGGTGATCACCGAGGCCATTGGCCCGCGTGTCGTGTCGTTGCGCAGCGAGGATTGGCTTACGCTGCCCAAGTTCGTGGACGTGCCAGTGTGGGTCGATTTGCCGCTGGAAGCGCGCCGCCTGTACGAGCAACTGGAGACGAGCTACTTCGCCGCCTTCGAGGAGGGCGAGGTGGATATCGAAAATGCTGCGGGTTTGAGCAACCGCACCAGTCAGCTCGCCAGCGGGGCCCTGTGGCTCAAGCACCCGGAGACGGGGCAAAAGGTATGGCGACCGATCCACGACGCCAAGCTCAACGCGCTGGGCGAGATCATCGACGAGTTGCACGGCGAGCCGCCGTTCATCGGCTACCGGTTTCAGCACGACCGGGAACGCATCCAGGCGATGTATCCCAAGTTCGTTGCCATCGGCAAAGGCACCCCTGCAAAGGCCATCGTGCGTATCGAGGCCCGCTGGAATGCGGGTCGCATACCTGGGCTAATCGCGCACCCCGCCAGCGCGGGGCATGGCCTAAACTTGCAGCAAGGGGGCAGGCACATCATCTGGTTTTCGCCCACGTGGTCGTTGGAGCAGTACCTGCAATTCGTAAAGCGCATCCATCGAAGCGGCGTGCGTGGGCGAGTGTTCAATTACCTGATCCTGGCCCGTGGCACGACCGACGAGGCGGTGATGGAAGCGATTCAGCATAAGGACGACGGCCAGGAAGCCGTTAAGAACGCTTTGTACGAATACTACGAGGCTTTTCGCAGAAGGAGGTTAGCAGCATGAATATCGAGCTCCGGTCCGTTTTGGTTATTGAACACTATTGGTACGAGGACGGGACACAGCACCAAACGGAACACGCACAGCAGTTGCAATATAGGACCTGTGAGGTATACCCGCATTGGAGCGAGTGGTGGGACGTACCTACGGTAGTGCAGCACCACCACAAAGGCGCGATACCGGTGGACTACAAGAAAGCTGAAAAGCGTGTGGTGCCAGTATGAGCCTGTGTCTTAACCAACAAGCTACAAATGGAGAAGCGTAATGAAGTTCCGCGAGTTGGCAATCGGTCAGATGTTTAAGTTCCACGCCGCCGGCGCGTTGCTGACGAAGTCCGGCATGTGGGACTACGACGCACCCCAGTGGGACCAGCGTGGCTTGACGGTTAGTGACCTGGACCAGGGGGTGTTGCCAGAATCGCCGCAGATGCTCGGGGCTGTGCAGGAGCAGGCCCCGTGGCCCTGGCCGAAGTCGCCGGAGGTGTAGCGTGTTCAACAGCGGCAGCTACACCGGCACTGCGCTGAATAACAGTTTGCTAACCGGCGGAACGGCGGGCTTCCAGGCTCGCATAATTCGCGTGGTCAGGTACACGAACTTCGCCTCGCTTGATGTTGAAACGTGCCTCTACTATTACGACGAGGTTCCTTACGGAAACCAAACCCCGTATGCGACCGGCCTGGGCTGGCATGACTTCTACAGGGAAAAGCCGCGTGACCGGCGGTACGACTGGTTCCGCGACTTCGAGCACCGGGTCGAGGCGGAGTTGCTGGCGGAACCCCCGGCGCTTTGCCGGCGCATGTGGCGGGCCCGCGAGCGCATGGACGTGGTGCAGTCGAGGCGGCACAAGCGAAAGAAGTTCTTGCAGCAGATAGGAGCAAGCATATGAAGAAAGCAAAGCCATGGGCAGGGCAGAAGGCCGAGGGTGCGGCCTACTGCAAGAACTGCCATAGCTCGTCGTTCAAGTTGACGAAGACCGGCTGTGCGTTCTGCGACCAGTCGAGCGCCACGAAGCAAGCCAAGACCCGCCAACCAGCACGGAGGACAAAGTGAACGAGCGTTTCCAATTGGCGACCACCAGTGTCGCCTTCATGCTCCAGTTGTCGCGTCGGCAATCCAACGCGCTGTTGCGGGTGTTCGAGGCCAGCGACACAGTTGACGGCAGGCACGACATACTGTGGATCGTCGGCCCTGATGGCCTGCGCGGTCTCGAACGCAAGGGGCTTGTCTTCTGGAAATACGACGCCGCAGGGGACGCTCAGGGGTTTGGCGGGCTCACCAAGGCAGGCACGCTCACAGCCATGCTGCTGCGCGAGGCCGGCTTGACGGTGGAGAACACCATGACCAACATAGTCGCCAAGCGTGTTGAACGACATGGCGAACGGCAGCAGAAGGTTTGACCATGAACACTTACCTGCCGTGGTTGCTGTCGGCCATCACGATCTGGCAAACGTGGCTCACGGGCAATCGCCACACAGCGGCATGGTTTGTCGGGCTGGTGAATCAGGCCCTGTGGCTTGGCTGGATCGTGCAAACCGAAATGTGGGGCTTCCTGCCCATGAACATCGCGCTGTGGATCGTCTTTGCCCGTAACCATTTCAAGTGGAACAAGGAGCAGCCATGAGCACCACACTCCAGACGCTACCAAACAACCAGCAGGAAATGCTGCGCCTATGTGCGCTGATTGAAGACAAGGCCAAAGCCGAGGCAAGGCGGCGCAACGGCGCTTCCGACTGGTATGGCGACGGCAATACGCCCGAGAGCGTTGCGCCTGCAGAGATGGCGCTCGTGAAGCTGGTGCGCGCTACGATGACGAACACGTTGTTCCAATACGAGGCATGCGAGAAGCACAGGCACTTGCCAATCACGCTTCGGGTAACCTGCGTGCCGCCCATAAACGTGGTGTGTCCGCACTGTCTGGAGGGAAAGCCATGAGCACGCTCGACCTGGGGCCCTTCGTGCCCGAGCGCATCGACGAGTGGGCGTACTGGTGCAAGGCCCGCGAGCAAATCCGGCGTCGCCGCGAAGCCGGCAAGCCTCCGCCCTGGCACAGCGACCCAGTGATGGCAACGACCCGCTGGTGTAACTGCAAACGCATGAACGATAAGGTGAGCGTTTGGCTCATGCAGAACTGGTACACGCCCGGGTCCATGAACCGACGCGACGCGCTGATCGCAGCGTTGATGGCGCGCATGATCAACAGAACGGACACGCTGGCGTACATGAACAGCGGCGACCCTTACGCTAGGTGGGACTACGATAAGTTCTACAAGCGCATGTATGAGTTGAAGAACGAAGGCTTCGTTGTGTTCACGAACGCATACATCATCAACGGCGCGAGCGGCGGGCCCAAGATTGACCAAGTGCTCGGGGCCATCGACAAGGCAGCGAAGATGATGGGCAACGACCGCAACGCATCGCGCTTCGTGGACCCCGACAGCCTGCAAATTACCGCTGGTAATCTGCACGTGCTTCCCGGGGTCGGCAGCTTCATCAGTGGGCAAGTCGTGGCGGACCTGCGCTGGGTGATTGATACCGACCGCTGGGCCGACCGCATGACCTGGGCCCCGCCTGGGCCGGGTTCGTCGCGGGGCATGAAGTACCTGCTGGGCCAAGTGAGCGCCGAGGGCACCGTCGGGCGTGGAAAGGACATGGGCGAGCGCGAGTTTCTGAAGCACCTGCGCTTGCTTGTCCGCATCGCCGAGCGGCACAATGTGGTGGGGCCGATTTTTGCCGAGCGGCAACTCGAAGCGCACGACATTCAAAATACGTTGTGCGAGCTGAGTAAATACATTCGGGTGAGCTATGGCCTGGGTCGGCCCAAGAACTTCTACCATGCCAAGGAATAGACCAATGGAACGCGACGATGACGCCTACTTTGCCGGGCGCGCTGCCTGGGAGGACGGGCTGGACGAAAGCGCAAACCCGTACCCAGAGCGGTCGGACAAGTTCCTCGACTGGAACGACGGGTACAACGACGCAGCCGACGAAGAGGAGTAACCGATGTCCATCTGTACCATTTGCCACACCAACACGATCCCGGGTGGCCGGTCGCGCTACTGTGCCACGTGCGCTTCGGACGACCAGGACAAGTTTGACACACGGGTCATGGAGAAGGCCACTGCCGCCCCGCCCCTGGACCTGCCCGACGACAACCTGGACGACTTGATTACGGCACACACCACAGCGCACGGCCACGCGCCGACCGGGGATGCCGAGCTTCGGGCCTTCGCCCGCGCTGCCATCAACGCTGACCGTACACGGGGGTAATCATGTGGTGGAGCACCAACGCGAAGACCCCCGTGCCGGGAATGCGTGCTCGGACGAACGTGGAACTGTTGCCCCCGCCTGTGAACATCCCGCCGATGCCCGGTGTACGCGAGGCGATCCCACAGCTTCTCGAAGCTGGCAAGGCGATTGGGCGAGGGATTGATGCGTGGAACCCAGCGCAGGTTGAAGACGCCATTCGATCCGCGCGGTTTTTCATGGAACGAGCTGAGCGCGCCCTCGAAGTGGGCCGACCCAAGACCGAACCCAAGGAGTAATCATGATCGACGACTTTTTCCCGCTGGGTGTGCCGACCAACCGACTGGCCGCAGACCCGAACGAAATCCCTGCCTGGGTCAAGCCCGAATTGCGGGCCCGCATCCTCGCCGCCCGCAAGGACCGCGAGCCCATGCGCTACACACCGCCGTGCGCCTTGGAGGCAGAAGCCGCGAGTGTGAAGGCGGCGATGACTGCACTCATTGACTATGCGCTCAGGGGGCTCGGGCCTGTGACGCTCGAAGAGACAACGGCGATCATAAAGGCCAAAGAAAAGTCGGCAGTAGAGTCCTTCACTGCCCTCAACGGTGGGCCCAAGAGCTTTGCTACTGGTGGGGTGGTAACGATCAGGGCATTCGGGACTATAGCCGAAGAGCCCAAAGCGGGGCGCGGCTTCACCCAGGTGACCGGGCGTGCCAGATACGCAGCACCTTTAGTCCGCCGCGTCGGCTGGTGGCAGACCTCGCCCAATTACATGCGCTATTGGGATGGGGAGACATTCTCCTTTCCGCGCGAGATCGATGACTATGGCGCGTGTTTGTCCGCGGCTACGGTAGAAAGCACGTGCAGTGTCCCCCGCGTTGAGAACATGGTCCATCAGTACGAGAACTTCATCGGGGAATGAGCCATGGCGACCAAAGAAGACGTGCGCCACGCACTCACGCTCGTTGCCGACAGTCGCCAGCGATTCATCGCGGCTGTCGGGTACGCGATCAGTAAAGCCAAGACCGAATTCGAGGCAGAGACCGGGCTTGTGATTACTGACGTGGACGTTGTCATCAGCTCGTACCAGTATGTTAGGGATTACACAGCCAGCTCAATCCTGTCGAACGTCGCCATTCGTACCAACATCGAAAGGGCCAGTCATGGCACGCCACAAAGCACCTGACCCCGATACGCTCGACTCGTGGCAGAAGTTCACGGCCAATCTGTTTCCGAGCTACGACGCGGACCCGGGGTACTACGCCATTCAACTGGCCGAAATAACCGAGGCGCAGAAGCGCCGACTGGCGGTGGCGTGGACTTCGTTTTACCAGCTAGGTCACGCGGCCAAGGCCAGCGAGTATGAAGGGGCGCAGTTCTACCACTACCTGCATTCCGTGTACCCCACGGCGCAGCGGGGCAGCGAACGACGGCACTTCCGTGGCGAGCAGGGGTTGCGGGCGCTGACAGAATGGCAGGCCAAGTTTAATCATCCGGAAAAGATGGCGTGGTACATCTGTGAGAACTCGCACTCGTACTCCGATGTACGCAAGAAGACAGACACCATCCGCTCATACGGCGACTATTTCGCATGGAAGTGGTGCGACTTGGCCGAGGTGCTGTACGGTACGACTATCGACTTCACGGGCGCTGAGGACAGGTCGCCCAAGGTGCCACAGCAAGGCGCGAAGCTGATCGCGCCCGATTTCACGGTGGCACAGACATACGACATGATCGCCAAGCGTGCCCGAGCAAAGGGCGTGCGCTCGCCGGCCAATCTTGGTCGCGAGTTTGGCATTGGCGAGGCGGAGACGGTGTGCTGCGTCTACAAGCAATACCGGTCCGGCTCATATGTGTACGGTTCGCGGCTGGCAAAGGCAGTCGCGCGCCTGGAAAGCGTGCCCAGCAAGACCGGGCGCAAGCTGACCGAAGCACTTCTAGGAGTATCACCGTGGACGAGAGACGAGCTAAAGGGAATACTCGCAAGCCTTTAATCAACGTCGCCATCTTCTTGCGAAAGGCGCTGGCTCACGGTCACAAAGCAGAAGTCAAGCACTTGGTGTTGCCAGTAAAGGTGCTCGATCACGCCATGCTGGTGCTAAACGCCGCTGAGCAACTTGTCGCTATGCGTGCGGACGGCAACTGGTCGGACAAGCAGATCGTTGATTACATGGCCGGCGTACTGCTCGAAGACATGGAGGACTAGCATGGTCACGAAGAAAACGCCTGATGTGTCGCGCCAAGACAAGGTGCTCGATGTACTGCGGGGCTCGGGGCGCAAGCCGCCCAAGCGTGCCGGTACACAGATCGATTGCTACGTTTACGAGGAAGGCACGTACACGATCCAGATAAACCGTCGGGTCATCGCGCAGGGCACGGGTGGCATGGTGCGAGCACGCAATCACGTGCAGAGCATCGTGAACAACCTGCGACCCCCGCAGTCGAATAACTACACAGTCACGTACTACGAGGTGTGACCATGGGTATCATCGTCGGCAATGAACCGCCGATTACGCACGAGGAGATAATGCTCCTTGCTGACGCATTCGAGCGTTCTGCGAATTGGCTTGAACACGGAGTTCTAGCCGGGCCAGCCAGAACGCACCCGCTGGTTGGGTTGGCCGACTACCGCAGGGCTTGCCTGATACTGCGCACTGCCGCCTGGGTGTGGGCATCGTCGAACACCGAAGGGTAGATGCCCATTACCGCTGGTAATTTGTAACCGGCGCAGGCCATTACCGCTGGTAATCTGGTTCAACATTCAGGGAGACGAGTGTGACCGAAGTGTGGCGAGAAGTGCCGGGCGACCGCCTGGGGCTCGAAGTGAGTTCACTGGGCCGACTACGCAGGCCGGCGACAACTAGTGCGGCGGGCAGTAGGCTAAAGGCGCGGGAACTCGCACAGACCATTGATGGTGAAGGGTACGTGCGAACTTCCGCGTCTGCGACTTGCGGGGTCGTATACGTTCACAGGCTTATCGCACTGGTTTTTATCGGCCCACCACCGACACCAGCACACACCGACGTCAACCATAAGAATGGTATAAAAACCGACAACCGGTGGCAAAATCTAGAATGGGCTACGAGAAAGCAGAACATGCAGCACGCAGTTAGTATGGGGTTGGCCCCTCGTGGTGAACAAAATGGCCGGGCGAAGATGTCAGCGTACACAGCGATGACGGTCTACTGGCACTATCACGTCGGGGGTGCGACTCAAGCTGCTCTGGCGCGGGATTTCGAGCTGACGAGAAACCAAGTTCGTGGGTTAATCCACGGCAAAACTTGGAAACACGTCACAGATAAATTTCCTGAATGGGGGTACGTGTCATGATCTTTCAACTCAGAGGGACCAGTGGTAGCGGCAAGAGTACTGTCGCCCGCCACCTATTTAACTGCTTTGACTGTCAACCGGTGCGCTACGTAGACGACAAGCGCAAGAAGGTTCTTGTCTACAAAGGGTACGTGGATGACGTGCCATTCTTCATGCTGGGGGACTACGCGCCCACGCGCAGCGCCCCGGGGTGTGACACGATACCCAAGATCAGCACACTGACCGACTTGGCAATACAGTACGCCAACAAGAACGATGGCCGCAGCATCGTGTTCTTGGAAGGGCTTTTGGCCGGGCATTCCTGGGGTGAGCTTGGCGAGCGGCTGCACCCGGCTTTCGGGCACCGTTACGTGAACGCATTTCTCGACACGCCCGTGGAGCGCTGTCTCCGGCGCGTGCTAAAGCGGCGCGAAAGCAAGGGGACCGAAACCCCGCCTGAACGCCTTGCGAAGATTTCGCAAAACGTGCAGGACGACTACCATCGTGTCGAGCTTTGCTATGACCGCGTAATCGCACGCGGCGGGTTTCGCATAGATGTGCCGTGGCGCGGTGCCCCCGAGTTTTGCGAGCGGTACATTTCGGGTAACGCTCCATAGCAGTTTGTTCTTAGCCGGACGTCCGGCTAAAATGGGGGCTCCACCTACCCCACACGGAGCCCCTACAAAATGCACACGATCTATGCAAAAGACGTGGACAATGCCCTGGCCCAAGGCATCAACCTGCTATACAACGTCGGCACCACGCAGGACACCCGCAACGGCCCCGCCGTTGTTTGCCCCACCCCCGTCGCCACCATTTACCTGAGCCCGCGCCATCGTGTGCTGCTCAACCCGGTACGCGACGCCAACCCGTTCTTCCACCTGATGGAGTCCTTCTGGATCATCGCAGGCCGGTCGGACGTTGCCTTCCTCTCGCAGTTCGTCAAGCGCATGGCCGAGTTCAGCGACGACGGCAAAGTGTTCCACGCACCTTACGGGCATCGCCTGCGCTACGCTCAGGGGTTCGATCAGCTCAGCTCGGTCGTTGCCCACCTGTCACGCGACAAGCACAACCGGCAGGCTGTGCTGCAAATCTGGGATGCCACGATGGACCTCGACGCCCAGACGAAGGACAAGCCCTGCAACGACCTGATCTTCTGCCGCACGGATCGCGGCGTGCTCGACATCACGGTCTGCAACCGCAGCAACGACATCATCTGGGGTGCCTACGGGGCCAACGCCGTGCAGTTCAGCGTGCTGCAAGAGTACCTCGCCGCGCGCATCGGCATTCCCATGGGCGAGTACACCCAGTTCAGCTTCAACTATCACGCCTACGAATCGAATGCCTACTGGAAGCAGGCCCGCGAGGTGATCGAGCACGACCCGAAAGCCCACTGGCGCAACGGCTATTCCTACCAGGGTGTGCAGCCGACCCCGCTGTTCACGCCCCACACGGTCGATGCTGTGGAAGCCGACATCATGGTCATGCTGCAAGTCTTCGACGCTTACACCGGCATCACGCCTTTCGGCTGGATCGACCGGCTGCTCAGCGTGCAATGGCACAGCGATCTGTTCGACCGGTTCGTCGTGCGCTACCTCGCGGCATACGCGGAATACAAGCACGGCGATCTGCAGGCTGCGATGGGCCTGCTGCGCACGATCAACGACGCGACCGGCTTCGAGTGTGACTGGGCCAAGGCCGCGACCATCTGGATTGCCAACCGGGAGACGACTCGTGCAGCGGCTTAAACTCCTTCGCCTCGGCGGGCAAGTGCGCCGCTGGCACACGTGGCCCATGCACCGCCAGCAGACGGTGGCCGAGCATTCGCATGGGGTCGCCGTGCTCGTGACCATCGTCGAGCCCAATGCGAGCGCGGAGCTTTTGCAGGCTGCGCTATTCCACGACATCAGCGAGGCCGTGACTGGCGACGTACCCTCCACCGCCAAGTGGGCATACCCCGAGGTGCGGGCGGCGCTGAACGCGGCCAGCATGGATATCGAGCAGAAGGCTTGCCTGCGCATGACGCTTACCGTTCACGAGCAGAACGTGCTGCGCTGGTGCGACATGGCTGAGCTTGTGCTGTTCGCCCTGGAGGAGTGGTACGGCGGCAACTACAACGCTCGCAAGGTCGTTGAGAATGGCATGGGCTGGCTGCGTGAACACGAAGCCCCGACCATCGCCGCCGAAGAGTTGCGCGCATTCATGTGGCAAACGCAAAGTAATTTCCACGATGGAGTATTTGAGTATGCAGACCAAGGCGAATGACATTCAGCACGGCGGCTCGCACTACAAGAGCAAGCTGCAGCACTGGGACTGGCTGGTGGAACTGGGCTACGGCTGGGAGTACTTTTGCGCGGCGTCGAGCAAGTACCTTGTGCGGCATCGCCAGAAGAATGGCCTGCAGGACGTGCAGAAGGCGCGGCACTATCTGGAAAAACTGCTGGAGCTTGTGCAGGCCGGCAAGGTGCGACTGCCCAACGCCATGATGAACCGTGGGCAGGCCGAGCTGACCGACGAGTTCTTCGATGCGAACCCCAGCATCGGCGCACAGGAGCGGGTCGCCATTGTGTTCATGCGCTACCCGACCGACTGCCACGAGTTGAAGGCGGCGATTGGCATCATCAAGGCCATCGAGGCGACCTACCCCGAGCCAACCCAGGGCCTGACCGCACTCGACTTCGTGAGTGAAGGGCATACCGCCCACACCGATCACTGGCAGTGCAGGCGTTGCCGGGCGCACCTGGACGTGCCCGCGAACACTGACCCCTCGCAGCACCACAAGTGCCTGACCCGTGACTCGGGCGTGCCGGGCGGTGGGTACGTCGATCAAGCCAAGGACATCTGACCATGTACGTGCTTTGCATAAAGGGCAAGAGTGGACGCGGGCTGCGTGCCGTACACAGGTTCAGCTCGCTGACCGAAGCCCAGTACGCGAGGCAGTACAGCCTCCGGCACCCGCCTGAGACAACTGCAATATACGAGTACATCTGGGGCGAAGTGCCCAAGTTCATCGAAGGCACCAAGCTATTTGACGAGGAACAACCATGCTGAACATGGAACCCTATAGCTACACGTGCTGCCCGCACACGGTGACCGTGCAGATCGATGGTAGAGAGGAGCTTCGCCCGCTGGACTACATCGACACGACCGAATCCCCATACAGACGGGTGCCAGTGCTGTACGAAGGTGAACACATCGAGTGGGCCCTGACCGGCCCGATCATTCTTCGCGTTAAGTAAGGAGAGCAACCATGTGGACCCCACCGGGCAGCACCCCGAAAATCCAAGCGCAGTATGACGTCTTCACCGACGAGGTTGCACTGCGCGGTGTATTCGTCATGGCAGATGGCAGCTTGAACATTTGGCAGCCAGTCATGTGCTACTCCGCGCCGATTGGGACCTCGCCAATCGTCAACCCGTTCATCTCGCTACGAAAGCGCGCCGCCGTGGAGCTGATGGACGAGCTATGGCGGTGCGGCATTCGGCCCTCGTTCGATAAGCCGGCTGAGCCAGTCGAGCCCGTGGCGTCGGACGGTTCCGCGCTTGCGGCGACGCAGGCACACATCGAAAGCCTGCGCACTTTGCTTTTCCACGAGGTAGGCATTACAACACCAGTGCGCACAAGGGTTGCGCGAAAGAGGTAATGCCATGCTGCGCGATCTGCTCCAAACTATCGGCTTTCTTTGCGGGGCCTTCGGCCTACTGGCCGCGCTCGTACTCGCCAGCCTTGCCGGCTGTGGCGGGGGCAGCGGTGACGAGGTTGGCGAGTCATTCATCGTTTCGAGTTCGGACGAAAAGCCTTTTATCTGGACTCGCAATTGTGTGGCAGTCCAGGGCCCGACCACTGTCAACGTGATCTGTACTGGCTCGGTTACGGGCGAGGATGAGCTACTGGCACGTTGGAGTAACGGGGTGCAGCCATGATTCGCCGCCTGCTGTTAGTCGCAGTCGTCATGTTGCTGGTGACCGCCTGTGGCGGGGGCGGCGACGAAGCCCCTGTGCCGGTGGCCGAGCAGGAGTGCATGCACCTCAAAGGCGCATCGCCCTACGTTTGCCAGCCGCGCAAGAACTGTGTCGAGATCATGGGCGAGGGCGGGGCCCAACTTGTGTGTAGCTGAAACAGCCCTATATACTAACTACCCTTTCAACCTGGGGACATTCCAAACATGAAGCGTTCGATTCTCACCATCGCCATGCTCGCCGCCTGCGGCATGGCATTCGCTACCAATGACAACAACGAGCACCCGACCAAGCCCCCGAAGAACAACAATCACAGTCAAAGCAACGCCGCGAACTCAAGCTCCACTGCGGTGGGTGTGGGCGTCGGCGTTGGCATGGGTGGCCGGGGTGGGCAAGGTGGTCAGGGGGGCAAGGGTGGTAACGCCACGGCAACTGCGCAGGGCGGAGCGGGTGGCAAGGGCGGAAACGCTTCGGCGGCTGGCGGGGCAGGGGGCACGGCAAGCGCCAACAACTCCACCAGCAATGCCAACAGTGCAGACAACGCCAGCGGGGCAAGCGTCAACTACCAGAACAAGTATGCAGCCTCCTCGGCAACGTCGAGTGCGCTGGCCGTGAGTAACGGCACTTGCATGGGCTCGACTTCTGGTGGTGCGCAGGGCCTGTCCTTTGGCGTGTCCATCGGCTCGACCTGGAACGACGAGGCCTGCAACCGCCGCTACAACGCTGGCGTGCTCATGGCCCTGGGGCAGGACAAGGCCGCGATTGCCCTGCTCTGCCAGGACGACACGATTCGCCTCGCCATGGAAGCCACTGGCACCGCCTGCCCGCCCAAGAAGGTCGCGCCGGCCCCGGTCGCTGTGTACCCGGCGACTTCCAACAACTGAATAAGGTAAGACGGACACCTTTTTCAAGTCCGTTTGTTTAGTGGAGCTAAAACCCATGACACCCGAAATTGAAGCTGCAATCAAGTTGCTCGCACAGGCAATCACCACGGGTACAACGCCTCTTGAAGCGATGCAACTCACACAAGCCGCGTTGAACCTTGCGCACACGGCACAGGTTCTCGTTCAAACCGAACACCACAACTAGGAAAGGAGGGCACCATGAAGTGAGTGCATAAGCCACCGTAGACCGTACATCGCGTTCTTTGGTCTATGTGTTAACCCAACTGGAGAATCGTTATGTACGCGAAAGACAAAGTTGCAATCGTTGACCGTCGTGAAATGCTGCGTGTCAAGGTCAAGTCCCTTGCCGAAGAGGCCAGGATCATTCGTCGCGAAGAGCAACGGTCGTGGGGCCCGCTCCGCAACGAACTGCATGCCCACCGGGTCCGCGCGCTTCGGCAAGCCGCCCGGCAGGCGCACCTCGCCTATGGCCTGATTCGTGGCCGTACCATCGGCCAGATGGAAAACCGTCGCTGGATCGACCTGCCGTCAGTGGATCGCGAAGCCATCATCAAGATGCTCAAGAAGTACGGTCCTGCGACTGGCGTGGTCTACGACGTGCTTGAGCCGTTGAAAGCGGCATAAGATCGGCGCGCCCCTGTAGCTCAATTGGCAGAGCAGCGGATTTCAAATCCGAGGGTTGCAGGTTCGAGACCTGTCGGGGGCGCCAAGGAGTTCAAGATGCTAAAGCAACTAGTCAAGCACTTGCGCGCGAACAAAGAAAAGATCGTGCGCACGGAACGGACCAACATAGTCCGCAAAACTGTTGGGTACAGCGAGATGACCCAGTGGGATACCACCATCTCGTTCGATGAAGTCGAAGTGGTCGATTTTGAAAAGCTACTCGAAGAGATCGATGCCTTCGCCAAAACGTTTAAGGGCAAGTGACGATACCCCCACGAATTAGGGGGTAGAACGATCAGCGCCCCGTTTACATTCTTTGTGCGCTTGCCCATAATAGGGGCACTGGGCCGAACAGTCGGTCTAGTGCCCTTAACTCTTTATGGAGCAAGCAACCATGGCACCCACCCACGTTGATCATGCCGTGCGGCAAATGACCATCGGCAACACCGCCGTTCTGCGCAACCCGGCGCTGGACCCCATCGACGACAAGCAACTCAAGGCCTTCGCCCCGACGATCTTCGCGAAGGGCGGCATTCCCGGGGTCAGCGAGAAGTACGGCTTCGTGAACACGAAGCTGGTCATCGATGCGATGCGCGATTCGGGCTTCGAGGTTGTGGAAGTTCGCCAGTCGAGCAAGCGTGGCGAAGACGCCGCCGAGCGGATGAAGTTCACGAAGCACATGATCAAGTTCCGGCAGGCCGGCAAGCTCAAGAAGGTCGGCGACGTGGTGCAGCAGATCGTCATGCTCAACTCGCACGACAGGTCGAGTGGCTTCCAGTTGTATGGCGCGCTCTTCCGGCTGCTCTGCGAGAACGGTCTTCTGGTCAGCGAGTCCGAACTGGTCGAGCCCATTCGCGTGCCCCACACCATTCGGCTGGCGGCGGACGTGATCGAGCGGTCGAAAGAACTTGTTCGCGGGGCCGACGGTGTGTTCCGGCTGCGTGACGAGATGCTGGGCATCGAACTCTCGCCCCGCCAGCAAACGGCGTTCGCCACGCACGCGCTGGAGTTCCGCCCGCCGCGTCGCTCCGGCATTCTCGAGCCGGCCCAACTGCTCGAACCGCGTCGCCCGCAGGACGACAAGCCCGATCTGTGGCACGTGTTCAACCGCGTGCAGGAAAACATGCTGCGCGGTGGCAACAGCACGGTCACTGCCGAGGGCCGCACGGTACAGACCCGGGGCATCGGGCGAATCGAGCGCGACGTGGAGGTCAACACGCGCCTGTGGTCGCTGGCCGTGCAGACCATCGCCAAGGCTGCGAAGTCGAGCAAGGCGGCGGTCAAGGCCAAGAAGCCCAACACGGTCGATTCCCTGCTCGATGCGTAAGGGTGCGCCATGGCCCGTGCGTTCCTTAGCCTGTGGTTGCTAATCTTGGCGACCAACTGGGCAACCCTGCCCCAGCCCGGCCTCTTTACCTTGGGGATGGCTGGGGTGTTCTATGTGTTCTCGCTGGTGGCTTGGTTAGCGCCAGACCAAAAGCCTGAAGAGGAGTAACCATGCCGTGTTACGAATCGCCCGAAGAACGCAATGCCTATGGAAAAAGGAGAACTGAAATGCCCTGCTATGACTACGAGCACGAAGGCACGCGCCAAGCCGAGTCACGAGCACTAGCCTTGCAAGACCGGCTGGTCGAACGCACGGCGATGCTGTGTGCGGCGATGACCGCTGCCGAAGACGTGCTGCGTGAATTCGGCGGCAAGCCGTTGAGCGCGAAGGCACTCGCGACAAAGATCGTCGGGTACTCCCCTGACTGCGGTGTAGACCCGGCGGACCTCGCCCGCTGGTGGAAGGCGCACAAGAAAGCTGACCAAGAACGTCGCGAACGTGAAGAGGCCGAGCACGAGATTGCGGAGGCCCGCAAGACCGCACTCGGCAAGCTATCGAAGGCGGAGCGAAAGCTCCTCGGCGTTAAGGAGTAGCCAATGAACAAGCAAGGGCGAGCCATCGTCGGCGAGGCCAAGGCGCTGATTGAAGAGGCCAAGGCCCTATTGGAACCACTGGCTGAAGAAGAGCGCGAAAAGTTCGACAACATGCCGGAGGGCTTGCAAGGCAGTGAACGTGGGGGCCAGCTGGAAGAAGCCGCCGACGCGCTCGAAAACGCTGTGAGCGGGCTCGACGACGTTATCAGCGAACTGGAAAACATTCAGTAAGGAGTAAGCATGTCACGTTCATTCAAGAAGTGGTCCCCAGCCGAATGGGATCAAGTGGTCGCCAACGGTGCCCGCCTGTACGTCGAGGGCAAGGCCACAAGTCAAACCGAAGCCCTGCGCATGGCAGATTCGGTGCTACCGGCTGATCGCCGCCGTGACGAAGCCAAACTGCGCGAGGCCTACCCGTCGAACTACTCTGAGTGGGTCAAGCGGTGGGACCTCGCCTTGGAGTCGGCCCGGCAAGCACACGCCGAAAGGGTGCATGAGATTGCAGTGCAGAACACCCAGACGCTGGTCGCGGTCGCCCAGCACGCCGCGAAGCCGGTGGCACATGACTTCGGCGCAGACAGCGACATGACCGGCGTCGCGCCCGTCCGCGAGCCGGCCTTCGACGACTTGGCGAGTGAGCCGCTGGTCGATGACGCCTACCTGCCCCCGCGCTCGCCGGTCGAGACGCTAGCGGTCGCGCTGGGCGAGGTGATCGGTGCGCTGGTGCTCGACGCGCTGCAGCACCCGCTACTGGAACGCACGCTGCAGGAGAAGATGCAGCCCATCATGCCCAACTACCGCCCCCGAATGCCGCGCAGTGAGCGCGTGCGCAAGCCGCGCATACTCATCATCGGCCTGCTCGGTTCGCAGCGCGAGATCATCGACAAGGAGTTTGGCGACCGCTTCGATATCCGCCACAAGTTCCAGGACGACTCGCTCGGCCAGATCGAGGAGCACGCCAAGACCTGTGAGGCGACATTCGCGATGGTTGGCAAGTCGGGCCACGATATCGAATCGATAAAGAAGTACAGCCCGCACTACCAGCGTGTCAACGGCATGATCGGTGAGCTTCGCCGCGTGCTGAATATGTACTTCTTGGTCAAGCACAGCCAAGGAGTTACGCCATGACCTCGCCCGAAGAAGCCCAGTACATCGACACGCTCGCAAAGCGCATCGAGTTTTTGGAAAAGAACCTCGCGAAGCTGGAAAAGAACTTCAATAGTCTTTTCGGCGTCGTGAAGCTGTTGTCGAAGCAGAACGAAAATACGACCGGCATTCTGGTCACAATGACTGGCATGCTGACCAAGGAGTGACGTCATGAAGTCCCTGCTAGTCCTGGCTGCTGTACTCGCCGGGTGTTCGACCACGCCACTAACAACGAGCGAGGTGATCGGCAAGACGGAAATCCAGCATGACCCTGCTACTTCGGTAACGAGCTACACAGGGCCGGCCTGTGATGGGGTGGTACTGCGGGCATGGAAGTCTGAGGGCAGAGATGTTTCGTACATGCTCTTAGTTACCACGAGTAGTTCCAGCCCTGTTTCGTACACCCGAGCGACAGACCACGATGGCGTGGACCTGCCAATCGAGTACACGAACGTGAACGTGGACTGCAGTAGCTCGACATGCAAGTACACCGAGCAGATCGGGCTGGGGGTGAGTCGGCAGTACCTGGAAAACAGTACGCGCTTCGGTGTGAACTTTCGCCTGTACGGCGGGGGCCACGACGAACTGTTCTATTTCCTAGGCGACTACGTGACTGGCATGCTGAAAGCAACCAAGGAGTAACACCATGGCTAAGACAATCTGGAAGTACCCGCTGGTGGCCAAAGATAGGCAAACCCTCGGTATACCGGCAAACGCGAAACTGCTGACCGTGCAGGTTCAAGAACCAGAGTTCGGAGGGATGCCGAGCCCCATGCTCTGGGCGCTCGTAGACACGGACGAGCACACGGAACCGGTGGAACTCGCGATCTACGGCACTGGCTTCAATTTGCCTGATGACCCCGGCCAGTACATCGCAACGTACCAGATGGGCCCGTTCGTTTGGCATGTGTTCCACGTAGCATAAGGAGTAACACCATGGTTGCACCCGGCCACATTGACATGCTCGAAAGGCGCATCGCGACACTGGAGAGGGACCTCGGTCGCCTTCTGAGCATCGTGGAACTACTGGCTATGCAAGTCCAGAAGATCGTCGCGCCACTAAAGCCGAAGGAGGACGAGCCGAAGGAAAGGGAGCCGGAGGACGGGTAGTAACACCTAGTTGCACTCGGGCCGTCATAGGAGTATGCTGACATACGCCGACCGAAAGGGGGAGCGTATGTCATGCCGAACGAAAGTGAAGTTCACACATAGCGGGTGGTACGGACTGTGCCCGATTCTCATTGGCGACGTTAGTTCAGCGAGCCCAGCCGTACTGGAACGCTACCCCTTCACCATGTGGCTACTCGACATCTCGGAAATGGTGTTCTGCATGATGGAGTTCGTGCTGTCGCTTACCGACCCCGACCACGCCCCGCTGGCGACCATTACCATCACGAGCGAGTTGAAGACCCCGATCACGATGCAGTTCGAGTACGACGAGGAGGACGAGCTTACCCGTTGAGCTTACTGCGCCCCACACCCCAAGGCCCCGTTACCAGTGGTAATCTACTGTGTAACGGGGCCTTTGCTTTCCATTACGCCTGTTGTAAAATAGGGGTGTAACCCGTGGAGGCATCTATGCAAGTAGGGGTGTATCTCAACCAACACCGTAATACGGCGATAGTCGTTAAGGTGGCGGGCCAGAAGTGCGCGTACCTGACCATCATGTCGGGCCGCATCACGGTCGAGCGTTCGGGCACCGAGCGTTTCGAGACCGACTGGCCGATTCACCTGTCTGACTACGACGTGATGGCAGCGATCAAGAAGTACAGCAAGAGCGGGCTGTACGCCAGCGATGAGGCAGTCGAACTCATCAAGCAAATCTACGCCGCCCAAAAGGCCCGCAAGGCGGCGACAACCACGAAGCCAAGGAGCAAGTAATCATGAGCGCAAAGCAACAGGCCGACAAGCAAGTCCCCGGCTACCCCTGGACCGCCCGCCAAAAGCGCCAGCAGAAAAGCCGGCGGCTCGGACGCAAGCAAGCCCGCAAGGCCCTTCGCAACATCGGGAGGAAGTAATCATGCCCACCAACCAGCAAGTCTTCGACGCCGCGCTCTGGGGCATTCGCATGCAGGGGTACAAGCGGAGTTTGCGTTCGCGCAAGTCATATAACTTCAGCGGTGGTGATGGCACCCACTGCGCGTACCGCGGCGACAACGGGCTGAAGTGCGGGGTCGGCCATGCCGTGCCCGATGAGCTTTACCTGCTTGGCGATGGCCTGACCATGGACACTGTCGCGTCCATTAAGGGTGCGGGTACTGAAACCGCCATCGGCTCGCTGCTGGATCGGTTCCCGAAGATCGCCGAATACTTCAAAGGCGTTTCGAGTTCACTACTCATCGACCTGCAAAGCGCACACGACTCGGACTTGGCGAACGGCCCCGACGCCTGGGAAGAGCAGATGCGCTACCTCGCCGGCGAGTACGGCCTCAACTACATCCCGCCGGCGGAAATGCCGACACAACTCGACCAAGGAGCACAAACGTGAACATTACCCCCGCAGCCATCATCGCTCTTGCGCAGGGCGACCTTGAGAACTTCGTCGCGGCCAGCACGCCCGGCGGCATCGAAGCGCAGGAATCCGCCGGCCAGCAAAAGCTCATCGAGCAGTGCCAGTTGCCGGTCGAAGTACACGGCGGCGGCTTGTCGCTCACGGCCCTGGCGACCCACTGGCCCGGCTTTGCCGTCGCGCCCGAGGACAGTGGCGACATCCTGCAGCCGGTCACGCTGCCGCCCGGCTGGCAACTGCGCGCCACCAGCCACAGCATGTGGTCCGACTTGCTCGACGACCAGAACCGGGTGCGAGCGCGTGTGTTCTACAAAGCTGCCTTCTACGACCGCAGGGCCTCGATGGACATCGTGCCCCGGTACAACGTCGAAGTGGACTATGCCGAGGACCCCGTCCAGTACTCCGTGCTTGACTGCGCGACCGGCGAACACCTCTACGTCGAGCCGAAGTGCGGGTGCGTGGACTGGGACGCCCGCGAGGCCGCGAACAAACGGTGCGATGAGTACCTGCTCAAGCACTACCCCGACCACCGCGACCCGTTCGCTTACTGGAACTAAGGAGCACAACCATGAAGCACCTGCGATTCGACGACCCGATCCCCTTCAAGCTGGGCGCGCTCGCGCACTCGGCACAGCCGGCCAACGATTCCGCGGCCATCGCCGCAGCCGAGAAGCGTAGGGCGATCCTGCGATTCGAGCGTGAGAGCTACGACATCATCGGGACGGAAAACCTCCCCAAGCCGAAGAAGCAGAAGGCCAACCTTAGCGGTGACCTCGCCTACGGCGGCGGCGAAAACTCCGCGACTTGCAAGCTGGAAACCGGCGATGTTGTTGCAGTCACGTTCGGAAACTGCTCGCGATTCGGCGAGCACGGCGTCGTCTCAGTGGTGCCTTACGAGTTCAACGAGGCACGCATTCTTTACACGGTGGTCTTCGACAACGGCGACATGACGTTCAGCGAGCGTTCGAGCCTGCGACTCGTGCAGCGCGCGGCGAAGCCCGAAAACAAGATGACCTGCGAGCTGAAGATCGGCGACACCGTGCGTGTGGTCTACCCGCACAGCAAGTTCTACGGCAAGACCGGTATTCTCGTACCGCGCTTCGACGGCAACAAGGACAAATGGCAAGTCGCCTTCTCCGAGAAAGCCGGTGCCTTCGACACCTTCGGCATGCGGTCCAGCCTCGAACTGGTCGAGCGCAAGGTCAATGGGTTCAAGCCCTCGCAGTTCGCCGACAACACCCGGCCGAAGGAGATTGTAATACTGCATGACGGCGATGCAGTCTGCATCCGAGCCGAAGGCAATGTCTACAATGGTCTCCGTGGCCGGGTCGAGACCACGGGCGGGTCTTGGTTCAAGGTGTGGTTGCCCGGGATTGCGTTACCCATCGCTGTGTCGAATCGCAACGACTTGGAGTTCCTGGAAAAGACCGACGGCACCCCGGGCCCGTGGTCCAAGACCACCGCGAACAGGGCGCCCGTGATGATGTCCGCCGACACCACCGGCAAGACGAACGCCGGCGACACCTCATATTTCTCCAACCGGTATATGAAGTAACGCCATGGCCCGCGAGCGCCGCTCGGGGGGTGCGTCGTCGCAATGGCGGCGCACACCCACAAGCCGCACGATGCCCGCTAAGGCTGTCGAGGCCATCGGCAGGCGTCGTCGCCAAATGCTCGTGCATTGCGCGATCTACTACGAATTCAACGAAAGCGTTATCGACGATCACACATGGCAAAAGTGGGCCGACCAACTGGCGAAGCTGCAAGTGAAGTTCGGCCACAAGGTCGGCTTCTACGACGAGGCCTTCGCCGACTGGGATGGCTCGACCGGCTATCACCTGCCGTACCGCGAGCGCGAAGTCATGGACGTTGCCAAGCGGGTACTGCGAATTCACAACCAGCATGCCAGCGAGGCACAGGAGATATTGCGATGATTGAAACGTGGATTGCCAAGCACACCCGCCATGAGGCGCGCTTGCAGGAAATCGAGGCCCAGTTGACTAAGTGCCAGGA